GTACTGACCCTCTCTGATGGTACCATATCTAGCTTTCAATCCAGATGGAATAACAAGAGTTGCGGAATAAAGCATGAACATCTGGGTGGTCCAAGAATCCCTTCCGCCACGGACAGACTCGAACATCAGTCGTTTTGGCGGTCGCCTTGCAGAAATTCGGTGAACACGCGGGTTGACTTGGAGTTGTACTGAAATGCAGCTGCGCTCACCTTTGAAAAATTGCAGAGCGTCACGAATGCAATCGCGGCCTCTAGATTAGTCCGCTAGCCAAAGCGTTCCAGCTGTTGTCGCCAATCCATCGGTAATGGCTCCAGAAGCCACGCCAGCGTCAGATCCGGTCCCTGCGTCCCGTCGAGAACCACTTCGACGATATCCGGCGCGAGCAGTGTCAGGCGTAGGACACGGGTCATGTAGGACGGCGCGATTCCTTCGCTATCCGCGAGCTCGGCGATGGTCGTGAACTCGCCGGATTTCAACATCCTTTTCCATCGAAACGCTCGCGCCAGCGCCTTGACCAGCGTGCCGTCTGTTTTCTGTTGGCGCGGAGCGTCAGGGGGTAGCTGCATTTCTTTACGGCCACCACGTTTCACGATTCGGAACGGGATGTGCACTGTCACCGTTTCCGAGACTGGTTTCGCGCGGGTCATGCCGCCGCTCCGAGATCAGCCATCATTTCGTGCGCCAATCCGGTCAGACCATCCATTCGGAGGCGCACATCAAGGCCATCAACACCTATATCGATCCGCTCGATCAGCAGCGCTGCGATGCGCGCCTGTTCGGCGGGGAAAAGTTCATCCCACAGTGGGTCCAGTTGTTGCAGCGCCACACGTGCGTCGCCCTCGGTGACCTCGCCGTCCTGCGCGCGCGCCTCTTTCCATGTACCCGCCACGATTTCGGGTTGGCGGAACACGGAGCGGAGCTGGTTGATGACGGCGGCTTCTATCTCGCCAGCGGGAACACGTCCGATCTCGCAGGTTCCCGCACCGTGTTTCAGAATGGTCTGGCTGACATAGTAGCGATAGAGTTTGCCACCCTTGCGCGTGTGTGTCGGGGAGAAGGCTGCACCGTCAGGACCATATAGCAGCCCTTTCAGCAGCGCAGGTGTGTCCGCACGGGTGCGGGCGGCGCGCTTGCGGGGGCTTTCTTTCAGAACCGCATGAACCTTGTCCCATATATCGCGGTCAATGATGGCATCATGCTCGCCGGGATAGCTGTCTCCTTTATGGACCGCTTCTCCGAGATAGGCACGGTTGTTCAGCATGCGATAGATGAATTTCTTGTCCATCGCGTTGCCTTTCGGGGTACGAATGCCTTTTGCCGCAAGTTCGCGCGCCAAAACAGTACCAGAACCAATACGAATGAAACGCTCAAAAGCCCAGCGGACGATGCTGGAGCGTTCTTCATCCACCACCAGTTTTCTGTTTTCAACGCGGTATCCGAAAGGCGGCACCCCGCCCATCCACATGCCCTTCATCCGGCTGGCGCGGAATTTGTCACGGATGCGTTCGGCCGTGACCTCGCGTTCGAATTGGGCAAAACTGAGCAAGATGTTCAGGGTCAGCCGCCCCATGGAGGTGGTGGTGTTGAATGACTGGGTGACGGATACAAAGGTCACGTCGTTACGGTCGAATACCTCGACCAGCTTGGAAAAATCCATCAGCGCCCGTGACAGGCGGTCGATCTTGTAGACGACGACAACATCCACCAATCCATCTTCGACGTCGGCGAGCAGCTGTTTCAGGCCCGCCCGCTCCAGCGTGCCGCCGGAGATGCCGCCGTCATCATATTGATCGCGCACCAGCACCCAGCCCTCGGACCGCTGGCTGGCGATGTACGCCTCGCAGGCCTCGCGTTGGGCGTGCAGGCTGTTGAATTCCTGCTCCAGCCCTTCCTCCGAGGATTTGCGGGTGTAGATGGCGCAGCGCAGTTTGCGGATGATCGGTTTGCTCATGTTGATCTCCGATGGTTTTTCAACCCGAAGAACACCCAGCCATTCCAGCGCGTGCCGGTTATCGCGCGGGCAATGGCCGAGAGCGACTTGTACGGTCGCCCCTGCCAGTCGAAGCCGTCAGCGGTGACGGTGACGAGATGTTCGACGCCTTGCCATTCACGGATCAGGCGCGTGCCGACGATGGGCATCAGATCCGCACGGATGCGGCTTTTCTTGCGATCACCGCCGTCCAGCTGTTCGCCAAGAACTTCAAGCCGCTTGACCGTTTGCGGCTTCAACCCGCCATAGGCGAGTTCCTGAATTCGATAGGCCAACCGGCTTTCCAGATAGCGGCGGTTGAACGGCGGCGGCTCGCTGTCAAACAGCTCGCGCCATTGCTGTTTCAGGTCCGGTGTCGAAGTGGATTTCAGCGCCGCCAGGCGCGCGGGGATGGGATCGGGTTTGGTCATGCGGGTCTCCGTTTGGTTGGAGTTGCACTACCGCTCTGGTCGACCGAGTTGTGTAGCGGAAATTCTCCATTTGTTGCAGAGATTTGCGGAATGTCTCGTGACCGCAAACGAACGAGACCAGCCGCCAGTAGACCACAAAGTTCGGCCCGGCGTCCGGTGGGTGTCATCAGTTCAGGCGGTAGGGCGTTTGGGCGTTTCATGTGGGCCTCACTTTTGTGTGCTCACATGGGAAAAGCCTGTTTGTTGCGGGTTTCGGGACATTGCCCCCCGAAACCTGTGCAGCGTTGGGCTACCGGGCATTCAGGGATGAAGTGACACGCAACAGTTGTGCGCCGTGTCGGCAACCAATAGGCTGCGGAAAAACAAAAACTGATTTTTCCGAGGTATTCGAATGGCGAGCAAGAATTCCAAAACCGGCCCTTTGCTGCACAGTCTTGTCGAGGATGCTCCGAGCAATCTTGTCCGTGAGCTCGTTTCATTGCCGCGAGGGGAAAACGAAATTGAAATCGTTTTGCCGTTAGAAGAAACGGGGGACGAGGAATTCCGCCAGAAATTATTGGAAACGTTATCTGAATTTGATCACGATGATTTGCGGCCGTTGGAGCATAGATGCCGGCGGATTCATTTGCTTGCTGAGGGAAAAGGCGTTTCATCTCTCGAAACAATTGTCGATCAGAGATTGGATGACGAACAACATGGGCAATACTCAAGCCAGCAAGATCCGATTTGCAGAAGTGTCTGGATCTTTCTGAATCATCGCCAAGCATTCCAGGATGCGGAGAGCTTCCATTATGCTCGTCAATTCCGTGATCATGGCAAATTATATGACGCCTTTGAGGTTGAATTGGAAAATGCCGTAAGTATCGATGCGGCCGCAATCGACGAACCTGCGTTGGCGTCGAAAATCACCGAGGTCCTCGAACTCAAAACGGCTTGCACCGTCAAGGCGCTTGATTTGCCGGCAACGGACCCACATCCCGCGTCGATCATGCTGATTGTTCGGCACGGCGGTCCATTGTCGAGCGTTCACGATCATCGTGACGATGGACGGCGCGGAACGATCTATTTCCGGCCACCGAACGAGGCGACATTGATCTATACCCCGTCGAAGCGGCAGATCGAAATCTGTGCCGACAGCCCGGTCGTCCGGCAGAAGGTGGGTGATGCCTTTGCCGAAGTGACACTTGAACACGACATTTCTCAGAAACCGTTGACCTGGAAGCGCTACAACCTCGGTCGATTTCGATCGTCCCTGACACTTCCAATCCCGGAGATCGACGGCTTCGAGATCCAGGTGGCGCGGGTTCTGGAGGTGGAAGTCCGCCTGGGCCATTGGAGCCGAAAGCTGGCTCTCAAGGTTGCTATAGGTGATGATATCCAGGACGTCGCAACCAAATACCTTGGCAGGGGTAACATCTTCAGGCGCGCTGACAGCTTCAGCCGCATCGGTATCGCGGTCAAATACAACCAATCTGGCGATGACAAGGAGCGGTCCCTTAATATCACTGTGTCGGGGGCCAAAAGCTGCAATCTCCAGAGCAACAAAGATCCGGACGAGCGCAACTTTGGATTCGCACTGTTACACGAATGGGGAATCCTGAGTGCATTCCGTCAGGTCGACAATGGCGATTTGCGCTCCATGTTGCCGCAACTGGTGGATCTGTATGATCGCGAGGAAGACGAGGTTTCCGGCGGCTATCTCGCCGAAATCGGTCTCGATCCCGGACGACTGATAGAAGGCGGTCTGCTTGAACGGCGTGATAGGCAAGACGTCGTCCTCATCGACGAAGACGACATCAATGGCGAGGTTGCGCTGAAACCCTCATCGACCCCTGGCCAGGTTCAGGCAACAGGTCCGTTCGGCGAGGATGCAGGGAGGCGCCCGGTTGCAGACCTGGAACGTTACCAGATCAATCGCGAATGGCTGCAAGAAACCGTGGTAAAACTCGTGCGACCGCTGCTTACGAGCAAGGGGACGCAGGTCATCGATCAGGATCTGATTCTGTTGGGGAACATGGGCACCGATGGAGCCAGCACCCCGGTCTATTTCGCGCGGCGGCTGGGCGATCCGGTGATCATCAACAAACTGGACCAGCTTCTGAGGGCTCGGAATATGTCCGGGATCGGTGTTGTCCTGTCGTCCAGCCCAGAGACCCTGACATGTCTGGGCCCCAACGTCGTGGTTCCATTGCTCTCACATCTTGAAGGGGAAGGAACCGAACAAGCGTTGTCCCGGGATGCGGTTATGCAAACCTTTGATACCGGGCGGAACTTTGCATTGGGCGGCAGCACGGTGGCAGTTAACAAATCCGGAACCCAATCCGCATCATTGTGCATTCCCGGAAAAGCACCACTGGCCATTCTTGGAGCAAATCAGATCCGGATCTTCGAAAAACTGGTTGCAGCCCATCTGGCTGGAAGCCCGGACGTGAAAACGGCGGAGCTTATTGAGGACACCGGGGTCAAAAGCCCACAGCAGGCATTCAAGAAGCCGATGTGGGATAGCATTCTCGACGTCTACATCGCCAAGGGACCAACGCGCGGTTACTGGCGTCTCGCAGGCTAGGCGCAAAGCTTCCTTAGACGCTGGTCTAACAAATTGGCGGGGACGGTCTAAAAAACCGCTGCTTATTGGAAAGGCTCACTCAACAGAGGAGCATTTCCATGCCGACTCCCGATCACCATCGCCGTCCAGCGCGACAGACCGGTTCCACACCCCGCCAGGGCGGGCCGACCAACACCCCAACAAATGACTGGCGCTGCACGCGCTGTGACAAGCTGCTCGGAGTTTTCCGGGACGGCGGCATGCACCTGCGTTTTGCCCGGGGGCACGAGTATTTTGTCGGCTTTCCCGTCGTGGCCACCTGCCGCGGTTGCGGGACGTTGAACCAGACGACGGCTCCGATGCGCTAAGGCGCACTCTCTAAATCCCATGAAATCAAAGAGACGCGCGACGTCCTGACCTGGCCACGACAAGGCGCTGGACGCCTGGCCGCAAGGCAGGCGTCCAATGTCCTTCGCATGGCACGAAATCCGTGATCATCTCATGAAATCCTCTTCTACGCTGGGCTTCCAGCATAGCTTCGAAGCAATCAGGCGTGCGGGTCACCCCGTCGCTCAATACCGCGATCCGACCGCGTTGTTGGACTGTCTTCATCAAGGCTCCGACGGCGCGGATCACAAGAACCTGATCCTCGCGGCATTGGTCCGGGAAGCACAATCAAACGGTCCCGGTGGCGATTGCGCCCTGACGTTGATGTTGCTGTCACTCTGGCCTGGGTTGGACGCCGTCCGGCGCCGGTCGCTTTGGCGCAAGATAGGAACCCCTGATGAGGTTGCCTCGGAAATCCTCGCCCGAACCACAGAGGCGATCCGCGGCCTTGATCTGCGGCGGGTCACCCGGATTGCAGCCACCATCCTGCGAAACGTCGAGCGAGACATCATCCGAATGCGTCAGCGCGAGGACAGGCACCAGAACCTGCGCAGTGAGATCGACCCCGACGAAGTCCCGATCGATGCTGGCGTATCAAATCCTTCCGCCAGCCAGAATCTGCTGCACAGCGATCTCGCCCGCATCACCGGGAAGGATGCCGGTCTGGTGATCCGAGTGGCCATCGACGGCTTCTCCCAGGCCGAAGTCGCGACCGAATTGGGGCTGTCTGAAGCCGCAACGCGCAAACGCTATCAGCGGGCGACCCGGCGATTGCGGACTGGTTTGCAAGAAATCGGCTGACCCGATGTCCCGATCTCTGCGGCGTGGTGGCTTTTCCCATTCAGACGCCACCGCGCTCACCCCAAACCGAAAGCTGACGAGCATGATCAGAAACACCGATCCAATGTCCGAAGATCTCAAACGCATCCCAGGACTCTACCGTCGCTGGGAATTGCCGGAGATCCTGAAAAACCACCGCACTTACCGCATCGAGAAGGCTGGCACCCATCAGGATGGGACCCCGCTTGTCGCCATCTATGCCGACGGCGCCAACAACGAAACTGCCTCTCCCGACGACACCGACCCGCCCATGGTTCTGCTTGGGACGAGTTCGTCTGGGCGAGGCTAGAGGCCTGAAGAGGAGACCATGTTCATGGATATCACACCCATCGTCACGGTTCGCGCCAGCCGACCGCTTACCGAAATCGAGTTCTGCGCCTGGGTGGCGCAAGCCGCTCCCGGTGACCGGCTGGAGTATCACTGCGGCTTTCTCGTGCTCGACACTTTCGCGCTGTTTTCACGGCTCGACGATCAGGGCCGCGGCGAACTGAGCAAGCTGGCCGGGCGGGCGTTCTGGGCTGCCGAACAGGGGCTCGTGCATTTGGTGCAGGAGCGGATCGCACCGGACCAGTTCGCTTACGTCGCCATCGCCAGACCAAAGCCGAACGCGGCCTCTGTCTCGCTATCCGAGCTGTTGCTCGCCGAACAAGAGGCCGCGTGATGACCGCATTTCAATCCTTTTTCCCCGATCACGGAGACCCTTTCATGCCTTTCCCCGAGAATACCCCCACACCGGACGATTTGCCGTCCCTCAGCGCAGCCGAAATCGCGGCGCTACCGGTCGAGTTGCTGGCAATCCTGCAGCGCGAGATCGACGAGCGTCTGAAGCGCGACAAGGCCGCCAAAACACGCTTCGATGCCGGACTGGTTGTCCGCTACGCCACTCGTGCCGCCGAAGAACGGCAGGTTCAAGCCAAGGACACTGGTACGGTCCGGTTCGATGACGGTGATTTCACCGTGGTCGCCGATCTGCCGAAGCGGGTGGATTGGGATCAGGATCGGCTGGCCGATATGGTTGCGCGGATCCGCGATGCCGGGGACGATCCCGCCGAATATGTCGATCTCGCTTACAAGGTGCCGGAGCGCAAATACGTCGCCTGGCCCGAGGCGATCCGTCAGGGCTTCGAGCCCGCACGCACGGTGCGGCCCGGCACGCTGAAGGTCGAGATCCTCGCGCAGGGGGCTGACCAATGAGCCTCCCCATCATCAGCGCCGACCAGCGGCTTGCCGAACCGCGCGGCATCAAGGGCTGCATCTTCGGCAAGAGTGGAATCGGCAAAACTTCGTTGCTCTGGACCCTCGACACCGAGCGCACGCTGTTCATGGATCTCGAAGCGGGCGATCTCGCAATCGAGGGCTGGAAAGGCGATAGCATCCGCCCGCGCACATGGGCGGAATGCCGGGATTTCGCGGTGTTCATTGGTGGTCCCAACCCGGCGTTGCGCGACGAGCAGCCCTATAGCCCGGCGCATCACAAGGCGGTCTGCGACCGCTTCGGTGATCCGACAGCGCTCGATCGCTATGACACCATCTTCGTGGACTCAATCACCGTTGCTGGGCGGCTGTGCTTCGGATGGTGCAAGGGCCAGCCGGAGGCGATGTCTGAGAAGACAGGCAAGCCGGATGTGCGCGGGGCCTACGGGCTCCATGGCCGCGAGATGATCGGCTGGCTCACCCATCTGCAGCACACCCGGGCGAAGAATGTCTGGTTCGTCGGGATCCTCGACGAGAAGCTCGACGACTTTAATCGCAAAGTGTTTCAGCCGCAGATCGACGGCTCAAAGACCGGCTTAGAGCTGCCGGGGATCGTCGATGAGGTGATCACCATGGCGGAGCTGAAGGCCGACGGCGGTGATCCGTATCGCGCCTTCGTCTGCCAAACGATCAACCCTTGGGGCTTTCCGGCCAAGGATCGCTCTGGCCGCCTAGGACAGGTGGAAGAACCCCATCTCGGCCGCCTGATGGCGAAGATCCGGACGGCAGCGACGCCTCCATCCGACCGCCTGACCTACGCCCCGCCGCCTGCCGATCCGGCCGGTGCCGATCAATCCCAACCGCAATCCTGAAAATAGAAGGAGGTTCCCCATGGGTTCCTGGAACGATTTCAACGACGCGCAAAGCAACAGCAATCTCATCCCCAAGGGCACGCTGGCCAAGGTGCGCCTGACCATCCGCCCTGGCGGATTCGACGATGCCTCGCAGGGCTGGACCGGCGGTTATGCCACGCGCGGCTCGACCGGTGCTGTCTATCTCAACGGCGAGTTCACCGTGACCGAAGGTCCGTATGCCCGGCGCAAGATATTCACGCTGATCGGGCTCTTCAGTCCTAAAGGGCCGGACTGGACCAATATGGGCCGCAGCCTCGTGCGCGGCATGCTGAACTCGGCACGCGGGATTTCCGACAAGGACATGTCGGCCGAGGCGCAGGCCGCGCGGCGGATCAGCGGCTTTGCCGATCTCGACGGGATCGAGTTCATCGCCCGTATCGACATCGGCACCGATGCCAGCGGTGACGACAAGAACGAGATCCGCAGCGCGGTCACGCCCGATCATCGCGACTATGCGCAGGTCATGGGCACGGCGTCCGTGCAGTTCAGCGGTAACGCTGGACCGGGGGACACACCGCAGCAGAGTGCCTCCGCAGCGCCATCGTCCAATCCACTAGCAGCCAACCCCGGTGCTCCCGGGCGGCCGAGCTGGGCGCAGTAAGGGGGATCGGACATGCGCCTGCGCCCCCGCCAGAAAACCTTCGTCGAGCGCAGTGTTGCTGCGCTCACGTCCCGCAGCAACACGCTGAGTGTGGCTCCCACCGGCGCGGGCAAGACCATCATGCTCTCGGCGGTCACCGGCGAGATGATCGGTGACGGTGCCAAGGCCTGCGTTCTGGCCCATCGCGACGAACTCACGGCGCAGAACCGCGCCAAGTTCCAACGCGTGGTGCCGGGCGTAGCCACCTCAGTGATCGACGCGACCGAGAAATGCTGGGGCGGCGCTGTCACCTTCGCCATGGTGCCGACGTTGGCGCGAATGTCGAACCTGGCCGACATGCCGCGCCTTGATCTGCTGGTGATCGATGAGGCGCATCATGCGGTTGCGGACAGCTACCGCCGCATCATCGACCGGGTGCGCGATGCAAATCCCGACGCGAGAGTGTTCGGGGTGACGGCAACGCCGACCCGGGGCGACCGCAAGGAACTGCGTGAGGTCTTCGACAATGTCGCCGACCAGGTGCGTTTAGGCGAGTTGATCGCCTCGGGCCACCTCGTGCCGCCGCGCACCTTCGTCATCGATGTCGGCGTGCAGGAGGAATTGAAATCCGTCCGCAAGACCAGCGCGGATTTCGACATGACCGAGGTGGCGAACATCATGGACCGCGCGCCCATCACCGACGAAGTGATCCGCCACTGGACCGAAAAGGCGGGAGATCGTCAGACCGTCGTGTTCTGCTCCACCGTCGCTCACGCTGAACATGTCACCGAAGCGTTCAAGGCGGCTGGTATTTCCGCCGCGCTGATCCGTGGCGACTTGGCGGCCGAGGCCCGCAAGGCCATCCTCGCCGACTACGCGTCCGGCAATATCCGCGTGATCGTTAATGTCGCGGTGCTCACTGAGGGCTGGGATCATCCGCCGACGTCCTGCGTCGTGATGCTGCGCCCCAGTTCCTACAAATCCACCATGATTCAAATGGTCGGGCGGGGGTTGCGCACGGTCGATCCGGAAGAACATCCGGGGCTGGTCAAGACCGACTGCGTGGTGTTGGACTTCGGAACGTCGAGCCTGATCCACGGCACGTTGGAGCAAGATGTCGATCTGGATGGCAAGATCGGCACCGGTGAAGCCCCTACCAAATGCTGTCCGGCCTGCGCGGCGGAAATCCCGCTCGCCGCCACCGAATGCCCGCTCTGCGGTGAGGTTTTCCTGCAGGACGAAGGCGAGACCGGCGCGGACGCAGTGCCGCTCTCGGGTTTTGTCATGACCGAGATCGATCTGCTGAAACGGTCCAGTTTCGCATGGGTCGATCTCTTTGGGACGGACGATGCGCTGATGGCCACGGGCTTCACCGCCTGGGGCGGCATCTTCTGGATGGAGGGCGTCTGGTACGCCATTGGCGGGGCCAAGGGCGAGCGGCCACGCTTGCTGGGCGTCGGCGAACGCACCGTCTGCCTTGCGCAGGCCGATGACTGGCTGAACACCCACGAGAGCGATGAAAGCGCCTTCAAGACGCGAGGATGGCTGCGCCAGCCACCGACCGACAAGCAGCTGAAATACCTGCCGCCCGAGTGTCGCCACGACTTCGGCCTGACGCGCTATCGCGCCTCGGCGCTGATGACCTTCGGCTTCAACAAGCGCGCCATCCAGGCAGCGGTAAATGCGGTGGCTGGTCCCGAACGGAGGGCGGCATGACCCATGACCTCACCAAGTCCCATCACGGCCGAAGACCGGCGACGTCTCTGGCATCCGCGTGGAAAGCTCTGTGCTGTCTGCCGGCAACCCACGCGTGGTTTTGGCTGGCGCGATCCGGTCCGGTCGAGGCGGCCCCGGCCATCGGTCTGGTTCTGCTCGATGCCCTGCCAAGGCTTGTGGACGCATTTGGCGCGGGAGCCTTTTGCCATGGTTGACCTGACAGAAGAAGAGCGCGCCGCCGTCACCGCCACCATGAAACGCATTGCACTGCTGATGGACGAGATCGGCTGGCAGACCGCGTTCGCGGATCTGAGCGAGGCACAGGTGCGCGCCCTGATCGAGGAGGCTGTCGAAGGTTTCCGCGAGGCCATGTCCGACATCGCCCGTGCCCAGACACCGGAGGTGCCGTTCTGATGCTGGACTTCAATCACCGGCCCTCCACGGCCGAGCGGATCAACTCGCTGGTCGATGCCGCAATCATCGCCGAACGCGAGGCCACGCCGCCCCGGACCTATCTTGGTGCATCCCGCCTTGGGCATGCCTGCGAGCGCGCGCTGCAATTCGAGTTTGCCGGTGCGCCGAAGGATGACGGTGGCGATTTCAGCGGGCAAACGCTGCGGATCTTCGCGATTGGTCATCAACTCGAGGATCTGGCGATCCGCTGGCTGCGGGCCGCTGGGATCGATCTTGTCACCCAAAAACGCGATGGCGGCCAGTTCGGTTTCTCCGTCGCGGGCGGTCGTGTCCGGGGCCATGTCGATGGGATTATCGCCGATGCCCCAGCAGCGCTTGGTATGCGCGTGCCCGCGCTGTGGGAATGCAAGACCATGAACGCCAAGAACTGGCGGGCCTGTGTCAAGGACGGGGTGACTGTCTCCAAACCCGTCTACGCTGCCCAGATCGCGATCTACCAGGCTTACATGGAGCCTTCGGTGCCGGGGATATCGGCAACTCCGGCGCTGTTCACCGCCATCAACAAGGACACAGCCGAACTGCACCATGAGCTCGTCCCCTTCGATGCGGATTTGGCGCAGCGTATGTCCGACCGCGCGGTGCGGATCCTGCAAGCCACCGACGCGGGCGAATTGCTGCCGCGCATCGCCGCCAATCGCGATTTCTTCGGATGCCGGTTCTGCGCCCATGCCGAGCGGTGTTGGGGGCTGGCCACATGACCGATGAGCCCACCGATCCATCAGATTCCGAACAGGATACACCCATGCGCGACGAAACAACGCCAGATACGCCCAAGGAAAACATCGTCCATTTCAATCCGTGGCGTGACTTCAACGACGCCGCTCCGCAAATCGACGTGTTCGGGGACGAGCCGGACCCTGCGCAGATCGCCCAATTCATGCAGGTCGTCTTTGGCTATTGCGACGGCCTGATCCCCGTCCGCAGTTTCATCGACAAGGGCCAGGGCATTGACGGCCGCCCGCATAACATCTGGCTCGAGGCGGATCAGGCCGCGCCTGAAAAGATGGCGACCTTCGCCACATGGGCGTCGCGGGAGGGGGCAGCGGTCTATGTGATCCCCGGCACCGTGGCCGCGCCCGGTCAGGCCAAAGCTGCCGAGATTCTGCACATGCAGACCGTGGTCGTCGATCTGGACACCGGCGACATTGCCGCCAAGCGGGCCCATCTGGAGCGCCATCTTGGTGCGCCGACCATGGTCGTGGAAAGCGGTGGCGTGACGCCGGAGGGCCAGCGGAAAGCCCATGTCTGGTGGGCGCTGACCGAGCCCGCCGAGGGTGACGACATTCGACGCGTGACCCGTCTGCGCGGTGACATCGCGGCAAAGGTCGGCGGCGACATGCATTTCCGCTCCGCTCACCAGCCGATCCGGGTGGCAGGCTCAGTTTACTACAAGAACAGCCTGAAAACGCAGGTGCGGATCGTCGAGCTAAACGCCGACCGCGAACGCGACCTGGCCGAGTTCATGGAGGCCGTGACCGACATGCCGCCCGCGCCGGGCGTGTCCCTGCAACCCGAGTTCAGCCATCCCGACAAACCGGCGATGGACGATGTGCTGGTCACCCCGGTGCGCGAGGGGGCGCAGGACGATTGGTCCCGCTTCGAGGGCGCATCTGCTGCGATCGGGCATTTCATCCGGATGGTCCACGAGGGCCGGATGACAAAGGACGAGGGCTGGGAAGGCATCTGCGGCTACAACGCCGCAATGCTGCGGCCCCAGTGGCGCGTTGATCGGCTCAAGCGCGAGTCCGAGCGGCTCTGGGAGCGGCATGTCGAAAAATACGGACCGCCCCTGATCCGATTGGATTCCGGCGCACCGGGACCGGCCGAGATGCCCGCATTCACGCTGGGCGCGCTGCTGGACGACCAGAGTCCGATGCCGGTGGACATCATCGCGCCCCGGGTGCTGACGCCGGGCGGACTGCTGGTGCTCGGCGGCGCGCCCAAGGTCGGCAAGAGCGATCTGCTGATCTCCTGGCTCGTCCATATGGCCGCAGGTATGCCGTTTCTCGGCTTCACCCCGCCACGGCCGCTGCGGATTTTCTATCTGCAGGCGGAAATCCAGTATCACTATCTGCGCGAACGCCTGAAGCAGATCGCCCTGCCATCAGAGGTGTTGGCCGCTGCGAGGGACTCCTTCGTCGCAACGCCGAAACTGAAGATGCTGCTCGACAACGAAGGCAGCGTGCGGGTTGCCCGCGCTGTCCAAACGGCCTTCCCCGATGCGCCAGTGGACATCATCTGCGTCGATCCGATCCGGAACCTCTTCGACGGCGGACCCGATGGCGGCGGCGAAAACGACAACACCGCCATGATGTTCTTTCTGAAGGAACGGGTGGAGGTCCTGCGCGATCATATCGACCCCGATTGCGGGGTCATCCTGATCCACCACACCAAGAAGCTCAGCAAGCAGCAGGTCAAGGACGATCCCTTCCTCGCGCTTTCCGGCGCCAGTGCTCTGCGCGGCTTCTATACCTCTGGCCTGATCCTGCACCGGCCCGACGAGGAATGCTCGCAACGAAAACTGGAAATCGAGCTGCGCAACGGTCCAGCGCTGCCGCAAAAGGTCATCGACAAGATCGGCGGCCAATGGGTCGAGATCAACCCGATGAACGAGCGGCTGGTGCGCCAGGACGTCGGCGCAAAGCATGATGCCGAGCGGGACCGCAAGGGCGAGGTGATCTGCGGCCTGCTGTACGAAGAGGCCCTTCAGGGTCGAATGTACACGATGACCCATTTCGCGGAGACCTTCGAGAACACCGGGGGTCTTGGCGGGCAATCGATCATCCGCGAACGGCTGAACGTGCTGACCACGAAAGGCTACGTGAAGTTCGTCCGCGGGGCCGCTGCGACTGCGCTGGATCTGGCGACCGAGCGGAGCAAATATGGCTATCTCTGCGTCGAGACCATGCGTCTTGCAACCAGCAGAGAGCGTGTCGATTCAGGCACCGGAGAGGTCACACCGGAGCTGATCGATGTCCTGCCCAGCCACTACAAATGCCCACAGACCGGTGCCGTTCTGCCCGTCGAAAACCCGTCTGTCTGGGTCTATCGCGAGGTGGAGGACGCATGATGAAACACGCCGTTTTGCCTTCCGAAATCTGGGTGCAAAAGTCTGAAATCTGGCCAGATTTTGCAAAATCTGAAATCCTGGCGAAATCTGGAATCTGGCTTTTACCATTTGGTTTCAGCGACTTGGAAGGTCCTTTCCAGATTTTGGAAGGGGGTTTCCGAAATCTGCTCCGAAATCTGGATTTGTCTAAAAAAATTAGGGCACTATGCCAGATTTCAGATTTCAGAAAAGTCCCCCCTAAAGGGGTAGGTGTCCTCCCCGCTACAGGCGGGGAGAGCCACCACCTACCCCTGGGCACTTTCTCGGGCCGCAGTCTGGCCCGATCCACCCCTCGAGCAGCCAATCACAAAAGGAGAAAGCCCATGGCGGACCAGACCATGACCAACCCCAATCAGAACGCCGTCCAGAACGTGCCACCTGCGTTTACCAGCCAGCGCACATTGCTGGCGCTCGATCTCGGCACAACCACGGGCTGGGCGCTGCATGGCGCCGACGGGCTGATCACCAGCGGCACAGCATCGTTCCGCAATGGCCGGTTCGATGGCGGTGGGATGCGATACCTGCGCTTCACGAATTGGCTGGGCGAGTTGGAGCGGTTGTCCGGGCCTATCGCTGCCATCTGGTTCGAAGAGGTCCGTCGCCACGCGGGCACGGATGCGGCCCACGTCTATGGCGGTCTGATGGCCACGCTGACGGCATGGGCCGAGCTGCGCGGCGTGCCATACGAGGGCGTGCCAGTCGGTACGATCAAGCGCCACGCCACCGGCAAGGGCAACGCCAACAAGGACGCCATGATCGCCGCCGCCCGGGCGCGCGGGTTCAGCCCAGTTGATGACAATGAGGCCGATGCCATCGCGATCCTGCTTTGGGCCATGGAAACCCACGGAGGTGCGCAATGACCGGAATGCGCTTCACACCCAGGGGCTATGGCGGCAATCGTCGCCAGCCCGACGAGGTCAAACGGGACGGCTGGAAGGAACAAGGGCTGCTGGCCGTCGCAATTGACGATGACCGGCTGACCTGGCCTGAGCGCGAATTGGTGCGCCAGCTTGGCGAGCGCCTGTATGGCAAACTGGAACGGCAGGCGCGCCATGGGTGATTGGACAACCACACGGGTGGAGGACCGGCTGGAGAGCGCGGTCGACGTCTTCCGCAACTTGCCCGGCGTCATGCCGCAGGGCTTCTTCAACGCTTGGCCCGAGTATTTCCACAGCTTCGCGGACAAGGTTGGTCAGGAGCCGCAGATGCGGCGGCCCCGACCGGGCCCGCGCCAGATCACCGAGGCCGAGGAGGCGTTGCTCTGGCTGCGCTGGCTGGAACGGGACGATGCCCGGATCGTCTGGCTGCGTGCCGAGCGCACGCCGTGGAAACCGATATGCTGGGAGATGGGGATCAGCCGGGCGACCGCGAACCGCAGGTGGCAGTACGGAATTGCGGTCATGGTCTGGAGGCTGAACGGAAAAAGCGTTCATGAAAAGCTATCGCGCCAACATGTCATTTCTAAAGCTTGAAGTGATGTCAGCTCGCCTCAAAACGGTTTTCTGCGTGCCATCGCAGGAAATCCTTGTCTGGAAAATCGGTGGGATTGTCGGGCAAACGAAGCTTCTGCCCATTCAGGCGGCGATATTCGTTTCCGTTGTTGAAAACCGTTCGAACCCTGTCGCTGACCACAAAGCGGAAGTCGTCATCAATCATCGCGTAACCGGCATCAAACACGCTGTGAATATCTCGCCTCAAAAGAATACCGTTCGATCGAGTGTGCTGCCCTCCTTCGGCATAGGGCTTGATATGCGCCGCCTCCAGAGCAGGTAAAACTCTGCCATCTGTCAACGCGCACTGGTGCTTGTAGGCTTCTATGACAGAGATCCGGAACGATCCCTGTCCCAGGCGCGGCAAGACCAGATGGGGATCACCGAAACGTTCGGCCGTCTCAGCCATGCCGCTTGCAACCTGATGAGAAGACAAAAGCTGATCCAGTTTGTTCCAGAGGGCCGCGCCCTCTGGCTCCCCTGTCGAGAACGTCTTGCCGCCAACGATGTTTTTCGACCAGGATAAAGGAAGCTCTGACCAGTTCCGTTCGTCGAGGAACACCGGTTGCGTCAGAACCCTGCATCCGATCAAGCTTTGCGGGCTGACGCGTTCATCTTTTCGATAGTTTTGAATGAACGCGACGAAATCGGTCAGGCTTGCAACGCCGTTTGCCTGCCCGAACGCGTCCCAGGCAATCTTGATTGGCAAAATGGTTGCCGTCGATAGGACGCCGAAGCCCCCGATAATATTTCGCGGTGATTTCAATCGAAAAACAAAGAATTCGCCGGGGGTTATTGCTCGAAAATTTGTAGCGCTTGGCTGCCAGAAGTTCACTTCGGAATGTGGAGAGCTCCTATACAGAAAATCGAACCATCGGTTATCTGTGTTGGAAATGAAGAGATTGACCATGTTTCCCGAAATACCTCATGAACCCAAGGGTAAGGCTACGAGCAAGATGCCGATCTGACAAACAGGATTGTTGTCCGTCGGGCCTTGCCAACGCGCATTTGTCAACCCGTTCTGACTCTGTGAGACATTTTTCGGTGAGACATCGCGAGGCGAGACAAATCCGGCGCTGAGCGGTAAAAGTTCGATATACTCGCGAGAGAAGTGGGTGGCAGGGCGATTGTACGGGTCCTTCCTGGCCGTAAACGTATACGGGGGGGCGAGGCGCGACGCTTTCCCAGTGACACCTCACAAAATACCCGTTTCGTTTCGCTTTGACGAAAACACCAAGAAAACAAGGCCTGCCGGCCTGACAACCTGCGCCTGAAGCGAAACGGGGATCCGACCCTATTTCGCTTTCACGGCATTCCAAGGACATTCACATGGATGTGGTCGACCTGCCGCTCGAGCAGATCATTCCCTATGCGCGCAACCCGCGGAACAACGCCGAGGCTATCGCCACGGTCGCGGCCTCGATCCAGGAGTTTGGCTGGCGCCAACCCATCGTCGTGGACGAGGCGATGGTCGTTTTGGCCGGCCACACCCGGCTTGAAGCGGCGCGCAAGCTCGGCTTCAAAACAGCGCCGGTGCATATCGCGACAGGTTTGACTGCCAATCAAGCGCGTGCCTTCCGGATCATGGACAATCGCTCGGGTGAGAACGCTGAGTGGGATGAGGGGCTGTTAAACCTCGAACTCGCGGATTTGCTAGATGCGGAGTTCGACCTTGGCCTGACGGGCTTCAGCGAGGATGAGTTGAATGCGTTGATGTCCGGCTTGAAAGACGACGGTGGCCCGCAGGAAGGCGAGGACGATGTACCGGAAACACCGGAGGATCCGGTCAGCCGACCGGGCGATCTCTGGGTGCTGGGCAAGCATCGTCTGCTTTGTGGGGATGCGACGGTGGCCACAGATGTTGGGCGCGTGCTCGATGGCGTGACACCGCTTTTGATGGTGACCGATCCACCTTACGGTGTGGAATACGATCCCAGTTGGCGCAACGACACTGGCGCCGCTAAAACCAAGCGCACCGGAAAAGTGCTGAATGATGATCGTGCGGACTGGCGCGAGGCCTGGGCCTTGTTTCCAGGCGATGTGGCCTATGTTTGGCACGGGGCGTTGCATGCCACCACTGTTGCAGACAGCCTTGAAGTCTCCGGCTTCAACATTCGCTCCCAGATCATCTGGGCCAAGGACCGGTTGATTTTGAGCCGTGGGGATTATCATTGGCAACACGAGCCATGCCTCTATGCCGTGAAGAAAACCGGCAAGGGCCATTGGGCGGGCGACCGAAAGCAGACGACGCTCTGGCAGATCGCGAACAAGGATCAAGATGCCGACACGGTCCACGGGACGCAAAAGCCTGTGGAATGCATGCGCCGGCCGATCTTGAACAATTCAAGCCCGGGTCAGGCGGTTTACGAGCCGTTCATGGGATCGGGCACCACGCTGATTGCGGCCGCGACGACGGGGCGGGTCTGTTACGGCATTGAGCTGAACCCGGCTTACGTCGATGTGGCGGTTGCGCGCTGGCAGAAATTCACAGGCAAGCAGGCCATTCTTGAAGGTGGCGAGCAGAGCTTCGATGCGCTGAAATCTGAGCGTGAGGCCGCATGAAACAGTCCCGGCTCATGTCTCTGGTCGAGGCTATCACCAACGTGATCGTCGGCTACGGCGTTGCGGTTGTCACGCAGATCCTGATCTTTCCGATCTTTGGGCTGCAAACAACGTTGGGACAAAATCTTGTTATGGGCGGGATCTTCACGATCGTCAGCGTGTTCCGATCGTTCTGTCTGCGGCGGCTCTTTGAGGCTCTTAGGGTTGCGGGGCAGCGCCGTTAGTTCAGCCCAAGGCCTTTCAGGCAGCTTGCCGTATCCATCAGCTGATGGGTCGGGATCTCGACCGTAATAGTGAAGCTGTCGGCATAGGTTTTGGCGTAAACGCCACCAACGTCCATCAAGGCGGTTTCAATCTCATCGAGGATGACGGTGATGCGGCTTCGGTCGAAATGATCGGGCAGCTTGCGAATGGCGATGCGGATGGTGCTGGTTTCCATGGCGTTGGCACCGTTCATTCTGCGTATTCGCCTTCGCTGAAGGCGCTGTCGGTGATGCGCTTCAGCAGGTTTGCGTAGTGTTCGAGGGTTCCGGCATGGCCCCAGCTGACCTCGTCGGGGTGGGTGTTGAAATGCTCGTCGCTGAGCGCCTGCAGTCTGGCAAGCATCGCGTCGATCTCGGCTTTCCTGGTCATGAAGGTGTCCAGTGCGGCTTCATGATTCCGGCGCGCCTTCTCGGTGCGCAGTTGGTGGCGGGGCGTGGTTTGCGGGTTCAGGCCGGGCATCTTGGCGTCTCCTTCAGGTGCATCGTTTGTTGTCATCAGCTTCGCTCTGCGGGGGCTGCCTATCCAGTATAATCGATGCAATTTCAGTGCTTTGATCGACGCGAAGGGATTATCTTGTGTCAGCAGCGACCCAACCCATCAGCGTGATCGCTCGGCTTCTGGATCTGTCAGAACGGCGGGTCCAACAACTGAGCCGCGAAGGCGTGATCCCGAAGGCTAAGCGCGGGCAATACGACCTCATCGGGTCCGTGCGTGGCTATGTCCGCTATCTGCGTGATCAGGCCACGAAGGCGCAGGCCGGTGCGCCGGATTACGCGGCCGAGCGGGCGCGCTTTATTCGGGCGCGGGCCGACCTCGCCGAGATGGAGGCGGAGGAGAAGCGGCGCGCGCTGATCGCGGCCGAACAAATCGAGGCTGCCTGGATTGCGGTGCTTGCGCTTCTGAGAACCCGCCTGCTGGCACTGCCTGACCGGCTGGCGCCGCAGGCCTTTGACCAACCCACTGTCGGAGACACCCGGACCCTGATCCGCACTGCGATCTGCGAGGTGCTCGATGATCTCGCGCAGCCAGACATTGAACTTGAAGCCGACATTGACCTTGCAGGGGTCAGCGATCCTGAAACGGACAGTGGCGAAAGCATTGGCGGTTCTGAAGCCGCCGCCGGACTTGACGATCAGCGATTGGGCCGATCAGAACCGACGGCTGAGCTCTGAGGCCAGCGCAGAGCCGGGTCAATGGCGCACGAGCCGCGCCGAATACCAGCGCGGGATCATGGATGCGATCTCAGATCCGGCAGCGGAAAGCGTCGTGATCATGTCGAGCAGCCAAATCGGGAAAAGTGAGTCGATCCTTAATATGGTCGGCTACCACATCGACCACGATCCAGCCCCGATCATGGTGGTGATGCCGACGGAACGGGATGCGGAAACCTGGTCGAAGGACCGCTTCTCGCCGATGGCGCGGGACACGCCCTGCCTGCAGGGCAAGATCGCCGATCCGCGCTCGCGAGACGGCAACAACAAGATCCTGCACAAGCGGTTTCCGGGCGGGCATTTGACTATTGTCGGGGCCAACGCACCCTCGGGGCTTGCGAGCCGCCCGATCCGCTTGCTCTTGTGCGACGAGGTCGATCGCTATCCGTTCAGCGCAGGTGCTGAAGGCGACCCGGTCAACCTCGCGAAGAAGCGGACGGTGACATTTTGGAACCGCAAGATTGTGCTGGTCTCAACGCCGACGAACAAGGGCGCCAGCCGGATTGAGGCGGCGTTTGAGGAAAGCGATCAGCGCCGGTTTTGGGTGCCTTGCCCGACGTGTGGTCACAAACAAATCCTGACCTGGGGGCAGGTAAAATGGGACAAGGATGAAAACGGCGGCCATCGCCCTGAAACTGCGAGTTACCATTGCGCAGACTGCGACGCGCCCTGGAAGGATGAGACCCGCTGGGGTGCCATTTCCAAGGGCCGCTGGATCGCAGAGGCGCCGTTCGACGGAACGGCTGGATTCCATCTGAACGAGATCTATTCGCCCTGGGTGCGGCTAGAGGCCATGGCCAAGGCGTTTCTGTCGGCGCGTGCGGGTGGGGACGAGACCATGAAGACCTTCGTCAACACCTCGCTGGGTGAGACCTGGATGGAAAGCGGCGAGGCGCCGGACTGGCAGCGGCTTCAGGGGCTGAGAGAAGATTGGCGTGCGGGCACGGTTCCGGCGGGCGGGTTGTTTCTGACCGCGGGCGCCGACGTGCAGAAAGACCGGATTGAGGTTGATGTCTGGGCTTGGGGCAGGGGCCTGCAAAGCTGGCTCATCGATCACATCGTGATTGAGGGAGGTCCCGGAGATCAAGCATGCTGGCAGAAGTTGACCGACCTCTTGGGCCGGACTTGGGCTCACGCCAGCGGCACGCCGATGACCATCGCGCGGCTCGCAATCGACACAGGTTACGAGACTGCAGCGGTCTACGCTTGGGCGCGACAGGTCGGATTTGGGCAGGTGGCTCCCGTGAAAGGGCTTGAAGGCTTCAACCGTGCGAGCCCTGTCACGGGTCCGACGTTTGTCGATGCGACGATCGCGGGCAAACGTCTGCGAAGAGGGGCAAGGCTTTGGACGATCGCCACGTCGACCTTCAAGGCCGAGACTTACCGTTTCCTACGGCTTGATCCGCCGGAAACCAGCCCGAGGGATGAGGAAAAGTTCCCTCCCGGCTTTCTCCATCTGCCGGGCTGGGTCGACGCCGAATGGCTAAAGCAGTTAACGGCCGAACAACTGGTCACGGTCAAGAACAAGCGCGGGTTCGCGAAACTCGAATGGCAAAAACTGCGTGAACGCAACGAGGCGCTCGATTGCCGCGTCTATGCCCGCGCGGCCACTTGGATCCTCGGCGCAGACCGCTGGTCGGACGCGCGGTGGGAGGAATTGGCCGCACAGTTTGCTGTCTCTGAAGCCAAGGGCGCCGCCTCTGCCGGGGGCACGCAATCTGTACGCAAGGCACAGGTGCGCCGCGTTGCGCGGTCAACATACATGGGATGAGTGTGGGCATGGCCGATTTGGCGACACTGAAACTCCGCCGGGAGGCTCTGACTTCGCAGCGCGCCTCGGGCGTGGCCCGGGTCAGCTACGATGGAAAGACGGTGGACTATCGCAGCCTTGCCGAGATCGACCGGGCCATCGAAGCGCTGGATCGCGAGATCGCCTTGGCAGAGGGGCGGCAGATCGTGCGCCATGTCCGCGTGACAGCGACCAAAGGCCTCTGAGCGAAATGGGGATGTTTGACCTGTTCCGCCGCCCCAAGCCGGGCGGCCCTGAAGCCATGCGCGCGCGTCTCGAAGGGGCGATGGCCAAGCGCCGGCTGCGCGGTTGGAACCCACCGCTCGAGAACATCAACGCGCTGGTTGCCTCGGGTGGCCCGCGATTGCTGGCTCGATCACGCGAGTTGGTGGTGACCAACGGCTATGCTGCCAATGCCTGCGAGGCCTTTGCCGCGAACCTCGTCGGCGACGGCATCAAGCCGTCCTCGCTCATCACGGATGCGGCGCTGCGCGACCAGGTCCAGAAGCTCTGGCTCGCCTGGACGGACGAGGCGGATGCCGATGGGCTGACCGATTTCTACGGCCTGCAGGCCATGGTCGCGCGCGAGATGTTTGTGGCGGGCGAATGCTTCGTGCGGCTTCGGCCGCGCCGCGCTGAGGATGGGCTTCTGGTGCCACTGCAATTGCAGATTCTTCAGTCGGAGATGCTTCCGTTTGAGAAAACCGAGACGGATCCGAACGGCAACCGCATCCGTTGCGGGATCGAGTTTGACCTGATCGGGCGCCGGGTGGCCTATCACTTCCGCCGCCGCCATCCGGGTGACAGCACGGATCAGCGGGTGGCCGTGCCGGACACGGTGCGCGTGCCGGCCGAGGAAGTGCTGCACATCTACCGGCCGATCGATGCAGGCCAGATCAGGGGCTTGCCGCATGTGGCGCCCGCCATGGTGCGGCTGTTCCTCTTGGACCAATACGACGACGCCGAGCTTGACCGGAAGAAAACAGCCGCGATGTTCGCGGGCTTTATCACCAAGACTGCCCCCGAAGACCCGATGATGGGAGAAGGCGAAGCCGATCTTGATGGCGCGGCGATCGCCAGCCTCGAGCCCGGCACCATGCAGGTGCTGCTGCCGGGCGAGGATGTGAAGTTCTCAAGCCCCGCGGATGTGGGTGGAGGTTACGAGGCGTTCCAGTATCGTACGCTCTTGGCGGTCTCGGCCTCACTGGGTCTGCCCTATCACCTTGTCACCGGCGATGTCCGGCAGGCAAACTATTCCAGCCTGAGGGCAGAACTCGTCGAGTTCCGGCGGCGTATCGGCCAGTTGCAGCACGGCGTCATTGCCCATCAGCTTTGCCGCCCAATCTGGCGGCGTTGGCTGGAAACAGCTGTGCTGTCGGGCGCGCTGGATGCAGATCAGGTTGTCGCGCGACCCGTGCAATGGATCCCACCCCGCTGGGATTGGGTCGATCCCTTGAAGGATATCCAGGCGCAGGTTCTGGCGATGGAAGCGGGCCTGACGTCCCGGCGCAAGGTGGTCGAGGCAACGGGCTACGACATCGAAGAGGTCGACCGCGAGAATGCCTCTGACGCGAAACGGGCAGCCGATCTGGACCTGACCTATCGCGCGAGCCCCGGCGAAACACAGGGCGCGCGCACTACGCCGACGGCCGTGCCCGACCCAAACACACCCAACGAGGACGGCAGCGGGTCGTCCACGACACCGCAGCAGGAGTAAACCCATGAAATCCTGGTACACGATCCGTGCCCGTACCTCGGGCACGGAAGTGCTGATCTATGACGAAATCGGCGCCTATGGCGTCACAGCGAAAGGGTTTCTCGCGGAACTCGGCGTATTACCCGAAGACGCTGCCATTGATCTGCGCCTCAATAGCCCCGGCGGCTCGGTCTTTGATGCCGTCGCTATTTACAACGCGCTGAAGCGGCACGCGGGCGAGATCACCGTCTGGATCGATGGCATTGCCGCCTCGGCGGCAAGCTACATCGCCATGGCGGGCGACGCGATCGTCATGCCCGAAAATGCCTTCCTGATGATCCACGACCCGTCGGGGCTGGTGATGGGCACGGCCGAGGACATGCGCGCCACGGCCGAGGCGCTCGACAAGGTGAAGGGCAGCCTGATCCAAGGCTATGCGGGAAAATCCGGCAAGCCTGACGATGAAATCGCCGCCCTGATGGCAGCAGAAACCTGGCTTGATGCCAAAGACGCGCTGGATCTTGGCTTTATCGACCGCATTGCCGAGCCCGTGAAACTCGCCGCCTCATTTGATGTGGCGCGGTTCCGCAACGCGCCGCCCGAGTTAGTTGAGGCGGTAGGTGAACCCGATGAGCCCGCAGCCCCGGAGCCGCAGGCCGAGGGTGTTGCAGACGCCAACACCCAGCCTGACCCCGAACAATCGGCTGCGGAAGCGCCAACCGTGGCCGCAAGTGAGCCCACAATAGCCGACACTGCGACCGTGCGCGCCGAGGCCATCGCTCATGCGCGGGCCGTCATCGATCTCTGCCGTCTTGCAGGTCAGCCACAGATGGCTGGCCGCTTCCTCGAGGAGGACTTGGGTCTCGACGAGGTCCGCAATCGGCTGCTCGCGGCAAAGGCCGAGGCAACCCCTGACATCACCGCTGCCCATGCCCAACCCGGGCGCGCGGCCACCACCCAATCCTGGGGCGAGGTCATCGCCCGAACCTTCAAGACGAAAGGCTAACGCATCATGACGACGCTTACTGAAGGCAAACACGCGGGCGGCTTCCTCGTCTGGGAAGTGCTCCGCGATTACACCCGAGATGCCGTGACCATCGCCTCCGGGGCCGGAAGGCTCGAGCCCGGCACGGTGCTCGGCAAGATCACCACGGGCGGCAAATACACCGGGCTCGCACCGGCCGCGACGAACGGCAGTCAGAATGCTGCTGGCATTCTCTGGGCCGGTGTCGATGCCTCAGCGGCCGATGCGGCTGGTGTCGTCGTCCTGCGCGGCCCCACGCTTGTGAACCAGCATGAGCTCGTCTGGCCCGACGGCGCGACCGAGGCCCAGATCACCGCCGCCACCGCGGCTTTGGCCGCACTTGGCATCATCTTGCGCTGAGCCTGAGAGAGAAAGGACATCCCCATGGCAACCATGGACATCTTTGAGGGCGACGCCTTCAGCATTATCGAGCTCACCCGGGCTCTGGAAAACATCCCCTTCAAGCCGGCAATCCTATCGGGTGCGGGCCTGTTCGGATCGCGCGGCGTGCGTCAACGCACCGTCATGATCGAAAGTCGCGATGGCACGCTGTCGCTGATCCCGTTCTCGGAGCGCGGCTCGGCCTATGAGCAGCAGGTTCCCGAACGGCGCGACATGCGTGCTTTCGTTTGCCGCCAGTTCAAGAAGCAGGACGTGCTCTGGGCCTCGGAAATCCAGGCCATCCGCGACTTCGGCTCGGAAACCGCGCCCCAGCAGGTGCAGACCGAAGTGGCTCGTAAGATGGCACGTCTGCGCAACGACGCCGAGGCCACCTTTGAGTTCCACCTTTTCAACGGCATCCAGGGTGTAGTGAAGGACCCCAAGGACGGCGCGACGGTCATCGACTACTACACCGAGTTTGGCATCACACCGGCGGCCGAGGTGGATTTTGATCTCGACAATGCGAGCCCGGCCTCGGGTGCGCTGCGCAAGCGTTGCCAGGCGCTGATCGAAAGCGTCGAGGACAGTCTTGGCGGGTTGGCTGCCGGGCAGGTGCAGCTGCGCGCCGAATGCGGCTCTGCCTTCTTTGCCGATCTGGTGGCCCACAAGGAGGTGCGGGAAACCTACCTCAACACCGCTGCCGCCGCCGATCTGCGTGGCCGTGTAGGCGAAGAGGTCAGCTTCGGCGGCATCACCTTCCGTCGCTATCGGGGCGGGCTTGGCTTCGGCGTGCCGACCGACAAGGCGTATTTCTACCCGGAAGGTGTCGAGGGTCTCTTCGAGATCTACTATGCTCCGGCCGACACCTTCGAGACGGTCAACACGTTGGGTCTGCCGCTTTATGCGCGCATGATCCCTGACCGCGACCGTGATGAATGGGTGCGCCTCGAGATCGAAAGCAACCCGCTGCCGATCTGCACCCGGCCGCAGGTTCTGCGGAGTGCAAGGCGGACCTGATGACGGTGGTTGCAGCTGCGATCGAGGCTCTCTTTGCTGATCCAAACCTCTCAATCGAGTTCTGGCATCGTGATGGAGAGGGGAGCTTCACAAGGGGAAGGGGCATCCTGCGCAGGCCTGATGAGATCACGGAGTTTGGGTCGGCGCGGCTCTTGTCTGACACCACCCGGATCGATGTTCGGGTGGCGGATATCCCAGCACCTCGGCCACAGGAGCAAATCCTGATCGGCGACGAAACCTTCCTGATCCAGGGCGAACCACGACGTGATCGGGTGCGTTTGGTCTGGACGCTGGAGCTTGCCCCTGCATGAAACTCGGCCTCGACATCAGCCCTGATCTGGTCGCAGTCATGGCCTCGGAAATCGAAGCCGGCGAAAAGGCCGTTACCGCTGCTATGCGGGAGGCGGGAACCGGGCTCAAGACCACCTGGCGCGGCCAGATAACACAAGCTGGACTCGGCCGACGGTTGGCAAACTCTATCCGTAGTCAAACCTACCCGAGAGCGGGCGAAAGCCTGAACGCTGCAGCGCTTGTCTGGTCGAAAGCCCCAGAGATTGTCGGGGCACATGACACGGGTCCGCTGATCCGCTCGAAAGATGGGTTCTGGCTCGCGATCCCGACGCAAGCCGCTGGACGCGGGTTGCGGGGTGGAAGGATCACGCCTGGCGAATGGGAACGGCGACGGGGCTTGCGGCTGCGCTTTGTTTACCGCCGTCGAGGGCCAAGCCTGCTCGTCGCCGATGGGCGGTTGAACAACCGCGGGCTCGGCGTGGCATCGCGCTCGAAGACTGGGCGCGGACGTTCCACGGTGCCGATCTTCCTGTTGGTGCCGCAGGTCAAGCTGCCGAAGCGGTTGAACCTCGACCAGGATGCCGAACGGGCGCTCGACAGCGTGCCAGGGCTGATCGTCGCGAATTGGGTGAAGACACGAATTTGACTAACCGGGCAACCTCTAAGAACGTCGCCCGAACAGGCTACTAAGGATGCCTTCCTTTTTGGCGGGCTCGGTCGTCTCAGTCTCAGGCGGCGACTGAATGGTACTGTTCCATGGACCCGAGTTTTTGGGCACCTCGACCGATGTAGCTTCTTCGGTTCGGACTGGAGTTGGGAGAACAGCGTCTGGGACTGATGGCTCCTCCGAAATTTCATCATCTTCTTCTGTTCCGTCGCCAGCAGAGGGTGTCAGCCAGTCGCTATCAGGTCGACAAACAAGCCGGGCGTGGTCGTATGCCCACTTAAGCTTATAGACTGTCTCTCCGCTGTATCCTCCAGCAGCGGTACGCGTGACAACAAGAGCGAGATCGACCTTGTCATCGTCGACAAGCGCAATTGGCAACAGCAGGCTAATCGCGTTTGCCTTAGGATAATAAAGTGGAATCGCTGTCTTGAAATTCCATCGCGCACGCTTGACCGCAAGAGATATCGCGTCGTCAATGCGATTGCGGATATCGCGATCCGTCCGGGCATCAGCGACAAGCGCGTGCCTGAATTCGCGAAGGAAAGCCGCACGTTCGGGCTTTTCCATCTTAGATGGATCTTTCCATTCGATACCAGAAGGTATGTGTTTTTCTAGAAAGTCAGACGGGTATCTGTCTTTTTCGATGCTGTCGTAAACGATGTGGTCATAACGAGGTTGTATTGCTGTATCGGGGTCGAAAATTACATCTTCGGCCTTGTCAAAGTATTTTGGTGCCGGAGGAAGTGGGTTGAAGTTACGGGCCAATGTTTGGCCCTCCCTCCCGATATTGGGTCGGCAGAATGCATGAAACTTCCAAGGGCGTGGTGGTCGATCATTCTGTTCATAGAGGGCGAAGATGGGATCGTAGCGATCGTCAACTAAACCGGTATTGAAGGCGGCCCAACTCTTACCACCGTGTGCAACTTCGGCGACCTGTCCGTCACGATATTGCTTATAGAAGGTGTTGATCAGATAGTTTCTTAGGATGGGGAAAGGTGTGCGCGGGTTATGATTGTCGCCATATGCCCAATCTTCATCAAGCGCGATTTCTGCCAGATCGTGCAGGACGCCGCGGACCGAGTTTCCTCTCGGATCAAGATCATCGAGCTGGGTAAAACCCCATTGGAGTAAATAAGATGACGGGTGGCCTGTTAGCCGAAATTCCTCATGCTCGTAACCTGCGGCAAGGCGGACATTCCTAGCTTCTAGCGTACCCGGCTTTCGCTTGCTTTCAGCAGCGTCAAAATCGACAATTTCGCCGACCGCACAACGAACAGAGGAATCCTTTACCGTGGTAATATGGAAGAACACATCTTCTGACTGACCATCAACCTCAATGAATCCAAAGCCTTTGTCATGTATAAACGCCTTGATCTTTCCCTGCATGTAGCCCCTCTAGCCGCCCGGCTTTTATTGATTTTTCGGTGCCCCGACTCAACCTGTCACCAACCCCGCCATGTTAGCCGCTCAATGGCGTCACTTCCAGAAGCGGTCGACTTTGCGTTCTTCGCGCCGAGCCTGGGCTGCGGTCCGCGGCTTGTACTTGTCGGGGTTGGAGGATGCCTTTCCCTTGCCATAGCCTCGACCCGGTTTGCCCTTTGACCCGGACTTCTCATAGCCGTTGCCACTCGATTTCTTGCCAAATAGTCCCATTTTAGCCTCCTGAAAAATGACCAACAGCCACAAATAGGAACTCGGTTCCACGCCTTCAAGGCTGAATGTAAAATATGCCCACCCCACGCGAAACCATCCTCACCGCGCTGCATGCGCGGCTTTCGTCGTTGCCCGCAACCGCTCTGCGTGGAGAGATGCTGCCCGAACGCGTGCCTGCCGATGGCCTGCTGATCCTGCGCGACGGTGATCCGGGGGAACCCGAGGTGACGCTGTCACCGCTGCGCTACCACTACCAGCACCGCGCCGAGATAGAGGCGGTCGTGCAAGGAACGAAGGACCGTGACGCTGCTTTCGACACACTCTGCGCCAGCATTGGCGCAGTGATCACCGCCGATCGAACATTGGACGGCCTTTGCGACTGGGTGGAGGCGGAAGCACCGCAGCCGGTCGATCTGCCTGTTGAAGGTGCGGCAAGCCTGAAGGCGGCCGTGATCAGGGTGTCCCTGTTCTACACGACGAGCGATCCGCTTTGATAAGCGCCTGCATGCTGTTCCAAGGCTAAGCGCGCTGAGCGTTGGGATTGTCTCCAAGGAACAGCAGGAGAAGGCAGGCCAAGATTGGTGAAAACAGCAGGCTCAGAACCACCCAGCCAAAGGCACTGCGGCCACGCTTCGTGGCCATCCCCGCGGGCAGCAGGATGTAAATCCACAGAACAAAAAAGAGGGCTGCCAGCCGAAGATGATAGGGAAAATCGTTTCAAACATGGCAGCCCCTCCAGCGCGCCTGTGATCTGAAACCCAAGGTAAATCTGGGTTTTGTGACGCCACTTCACGCTTTCAACACTTTATCTGGTAATGGAGAAATTTCCAATGGCACGAGCCCAAGGGGCGCGGGCGCTAATGGCGCTTGCGTTCGAAACGACTTATGGCACGCCACCAGCGAGCGGTTTCTCAAAGATGCCCTTTGCCAGCACCACGCTGGGGGCGGAGCAACCGTTGCAGACTTCGGAGCTCCTGGGTTATGGCCGGGATCCGCAGGCACCGATCAAGGACGCGGTGACGGCGGACGGTGACGTGGTGATCCCGATCGATGCCGAGGCCTTCGGCTTCTGGCTGAAGGCGGCGTTCGGCACTCCCACGACGACTGGAACTGAAGCACCCTATACCCATGAATTCCGCTCCGGAAACTGGGCGCTGCCGAGCTTCTCGGTCGAAACTGGAATGCCGGAGGTGCCGCGCTATGCGATGTATTCCGGCTGCATGGTGGACAGCCTCAACTGGCAGATGGCCCGCTCCGGGTTGCTGACCGCGACGGCCAGTATCGTGGCGCAGGGCGAGGCCATCGCCACGAACAGCGCGGTAGGGACACCCGCCAATATAGTGCTGAACCGATTTGGCCATTTCAACGGAGCCATCACGCGGAACGGCGCGAACATCGGTAACGTTGTCTCTGCCGACCTTACCTATGCCAACAATCTCGATCGCATTGAGACGATCCGGGCAGACGGCAAGATTGATGGCGCGGATCCGTCCATCGCGGCTCTGACGGGCAATGTCGTCGTGCGCTTCGCCGATCAGACTCTGGTCACCCAGGCGATCAATGGTGAGGCCTGCGAGTTGGAATTCTCCTACGCGCTGCCCACTGGCGAAAGCCTGACGGTCACCGCGCATGCTGTTTATCTGCCTCGCCCGCGGATCGAGATTTCCGGCCCGCAGGGCGTGCAGGCCACCTTTGATTGGCAGGCCGCGAGTGATCCGGTGGTGGGCCGGATGTGCACCGTCACGCTCACCAATGACCGCGAGGTTTACTGATGCTGCGCTTGAACCTGTCGAATGAACCGCGCTGGCTTGATCTCGGCCATGACGTCCGCCTGCTGGTCGAGCCGCTCACCACCGCCATCATGCTGGCGGCGCGCAGCGACCCGTCCATCGTTGCTGCAACAGCGGATGCCGAAACCAGCGCCTCCAACGACGACCTCGCGCGCATCGTGGCCAAGGCCGTCGCGCGCATCGTCGTGAAGGACTGGGAAGGCATTGGCGACGAGGACGGTAAACCACTGGCCCTGACCCCTGAAGGCATCGACGCGCTCTTGGAACTCTGGCCGATCTTCGAAGCCTTCCAGACCAAATACATCGCCGGCGCGCTCATTTTGGACGCGGAAAAAAACGCCTGACCGCTCTCGCCGACTGGGAGTTCGGCGGGGGCGGTGACTATTGCGCGGCTTGTCCAACAGTTTGTACGGAATGCCCACGCACTCTCCATCAACCCCTGACACTCGAGGGCTGGCAGATCTGGGATCTGGTCCAGCGCTTAGGCGGCCAGATGCGCGTGGCTGGCGGTGTAAGCGGCGGTGCTGTTGTCGGCTGGGACATGGGCACGGCCCTGCAGCTTGGGGCGGCCCTTGGGCTTTCGCCTCTTTTCATCGCGGAACTCTTGCCACCCATTGAGGCGGTGATGGTTCGCAAAACCAACCAAGAGATTGAACACCGCCATGGCTGAAAAACGCGTTTCCGTCCGCCTGTCAGCGACCGGGGGGCGCCAGGTGCGTGCCGAGCTTGATGGTGTCGGTGCGGCAGGTGCCCGCGGCATGGGGCGTCTGAGCCGCGAGCTGGACCAGGCGAACGCGCGCATGGCGGTTTTTGCGCGCTGGGCCCGCATTGCTGCCACGGCTGCTGCGGCCGCGCTTGCTGCGGCGGTTGTTTCGATGACCCGCTCGACGGTTGCTGCCGCCAACGAGATCGATCAGCTGTCCCAAGTGGCCAATGCTGCACCAGAGGTGTTCCAGCGCTGGTCGGCGGCTTCAGCAACGGTGGGCATCGAACAGGAAAAACTCGCGGACATCCTTAAGGACGTGAACGACCGCGTGGGGGATTTCCTGCAGACGGGCGGCGGCCCGATGGCGGATTTCTTCGAGAACATCGCACCGCGGGTGAGTGTGACCGCTGACCAGTTCGCCCGGCTTTCAGGGCCGGAGGCGCTGCAGCTCTATGTCGACAGTCTCGAACGCGCGGGCGTCAGCCAACAGGAAATGACCTTCTATCTCGAGGCCATGGCGTCGGATGCCACGCGGCTCATCCCGCTCCTGAAAAACGGCGGGGCGGAGATGACCCGGCTCGGGGCCCAAGCCCAAGCCCTCGGCGCAGTCCTGGAAACCGATGCGATCGCCGCCATGCGCCGATCTGAACTGGCGCTGGTCAGCATCGGTCAGGTCTTCACTGGCGTACGCAACCGGATCGCTGTGGCGCTGGCACCGTCGCTGGAGGCGGTGGCCAACGCCTTTGTGGCTCTCGCGTCAAGCACGAGCCCGATCAGCCGTGCCTTTGATACGGTTCTCGCCAATCTCGACCGCCTCGGGATCTACGCCAGCACATTTGCCACCTTCCTCGCTGGTCGCTGGGTGGCCGCGATGGCCGCGGCCACTCTGTCGGTCCGCGGGCTTGCCACGACGCTTGTGATCCTGAAAGGCGCTCTCATTCGCACGGGCATTGGCGCGCTGATCGTCGGGGCAGGGGAACTCGTGTACTGGTTCACTCGTCTGGCGTCCGGGGCCGGCGGCTTCGGCGAGGCCATGGGGCTTTTGAAGGATGTCGCCGTCGAGGTTTGGGAGCGGATCAAGATGGGGGCCTCCGCTGCAGGGGCCCAGGCCACGGCGATGTTTTTCGATCTGAAGGCCGATGCCGCGACGGGTATGGCCGGGGCCATCGACAGCGTTGTCGCCTTTGGTAACACAACCGCAAACACCTTCGAAGGCGCGCTCCTGGCCGTGCGCGAGATCTGGTCGCGATTGCCCGATGTGATTGGAGATCTCGTCTTCTCTGCTGCCAACCGCATGCTCGACGGGATCGAGGCCATGCTGAACGGCGCGATCCGCCGGGTTGATGCCTTCACTGGCAAGATCCGTGATGCTCTTGCTGCGGTTGGCATTGATACGACCTTCGGCGAAATCGGCGAGCTCAACCTCGGCGACATTGAAAACCCCTTTGCAGGGGCCTCGGCCGATGCCGGGTCCGCTGCTGCGGAGGCCTTTCGGCGGGCCTTCGAGGACAACCCATTGACGGCCCCCGACCTTGGCCTTGATGGTATCGCCGCCGAGGCGTTGACGACCGCCAACACATATCGTCAGGCAGCAACCGATCTGGCCACGGGGGCCACGGCGCCGCTGACCTCTTGGGGTGCGCTGCGGGATGCCGTCGCGGAGACAGGAGACGATGGGGCGGCGGCGCTGGACGAGGCCAGCACGTCTGCGGACCGCTTTGCGGATGCGGTGAGCAGGGCGGGTGGTGCGGCCGGAAAGGCCAAGGACACGATCGTCACGGGCTTTGGTGCCATTTCGAAGTCGCTGTCGGACTACGCGAAGTCGGCGCTTGATTTGGGCAAGGGTCTTGGTGAGAGCCTTATGGGTGCCTTTCGAGGGGCGGAGAGCGCCTTTCGCAGCTTCGTTGAAACCGGCAAGCTTGACTTCAAAAGCCTCGTGCGTTCCATTCTCGCCGATCTTGCGGTTCTGGCCTTCAAACGCGCCGTGCTGGGCCCTCTTGCCAACGCGCTGTCGGGCATTTTCGGCGGTGGGTCTGTGACGGCGGCCGTCTCGCATGCGGGTGGCATCGTCGGTTTGTCTGGCCATCAAAGGCAGGTACCCGCACTGGCCTTCGCTGGCGCACCAAAATTGCATGCCGGAGGCTGGGCGGGATTGCGTCCGGATGAGGTGCCGACGATCCTGCAACGCGGTGAGCGAGTGCTGAACCGTCGCGAAGCTGCCGAGTATAGCAGCGCGCGCCAAGGTTCCGGCGGCATAACAGTGAACATCGATGCCCGGGGCGCGCAGATGGGCGTGGCTGAACAGATCGACGCCCGGCTGCGTGCCGTTCTGCCGGAAATCAAACGTGTTGCCATCCAAAGCGTCGCTGAGCGCCGCGCCAGAGGCTATGCCATATGACCGTTCCAACACTTCCCCTACATCTGGTTGGAAGCCTCGAGCGGGGCCTGGTCGCGAGTGTGACGGCTGCCACCTCGGGTTTTACCGGTAGCCAGCAAGTGCAGGACTGGGGCGGCGAATGGTGGGAGTTCACCTTCGAGATTGCGCTGACCAGGGGCCGGGATGCGCGCCGCCTGGCGGCCTTCTTCGCCGGGCTTGGCGGAATGCGCGGGCGTTTCCTGTTCTGCGATCCCTCAGCCGGTCGCTCGGATCTCCTGGCCGATCCCATTGTCAGCGGTGCCGGGCAGACCGGGAATGCGCTTGTCACAAGCGGATGGGCGCCCTCATCGCCTGCGCTTGAGGCCGGTGACTTCATCTCGCTTGGCAGCGATACCGATACGCGGCTTTATCAGATCACCGCAGATGCCGTTGCGAATGGATCGGGCGCGGCCACCCTGAAGATCACGCCCCGTCTGCGATCCTCACCCTTGAACGGCGCCGCCCTGGAAATCATCGCACCTGCTGTCCTGTTGCGCCTCACCGGCCCGGTGCCGACCCGGATTACCCGAGCCGACAGCCACCGTTTCAGCGTTACCGCCCGGGAAGCGCTCTGATGAGCCGGGATGTCACAGCAGGTTTTGCGACGGCGCTGTCCGAACAGTCGTTGCGCCCCATTCTGCTCTTCGAAGGGGAATTTGCCTCGGGCTGGGTGCGGGTCTGGACGGGGCTTGGGGAACTTCCCTGGGACGGCAAGATCTGGTCCGGGTTGGGCAGTCTCATCAGCATTGGCGCTTTGGAAGAAACCAGCGATGTAGTCGCCAGCGGCACCATGATCTCGCTCTCGGGCGTGCCGCTCGAGATGGTTGGGATTGCCATCGAGGAAGCGCGGCAGGGCAAGCCGGGACGGGTCTGGTTGGGACTACTTGACGATACCCTGAACGTCATTGCCGATCCGGTACAGGCCTTCCAGGGCCGGCTCGATGTGCCGGAGATCACCGACAATGCGCAAAGTTGCACGGTAACGATCAGCTATGAAAGCCGGCTCATCGATCTCAATAGACCGCGCAGTTGGCGCTACACCCACGAAAGCCAGCAAGCGCTTCACCCCGGCGACCGTGGCTTTGAACATGTCGCGACCATTCAGGACAAGGAAATCACCTGGGGGCGTGGGTGAGGCGGCCGGATTGGCAAGTTCGACTGGCTGGTGCCATTGAGGCGGCGCGGGAGATGCCTTTTTCCTGGGGCTCTCGCGATTGCGCAACCTGGGCTTTCGATATTCGGCGTGACCTGACCGGCAGTGAGGATGTCGCAGCCCTCTGGCGGGGCCGCTATCGCACGGCACTAGGCGCGCATCGCGTCATGAAACGCCTCGGCTGGGACAGTCTCGAAGCAGCCGGGCGGGATCTACTCGGGACGCCATTGCCCACTGTTTTGCAGGCCAAGCGTGGCGATCTGGTTCTGGGCGGGTCAGGCCCAGCTTACGGTGTTTGCGTGGGAGCCAAAGTTGTGTTCGTTGCCCCGGATGGTCTGACGTTTCTGCCGCTTGTCTCCTGCTCGCTCGCCTGGAGGGTCTGAGGCTCATGCCACCAGTTGTTCTTGGGGTTGCCGCATTGGGAGGCGCGGCCCTTGCTGCGGGCGGGATCGGTGCTGCGCTGGCGGCCGGCGGTCTCATCGGGATCGCGGCGAACTTTGGCGCCTCGATGCTGCTGTCCGCAGCAGCGCAAGCGCTCATGCCACAGCCCACGGTGGCGATGCAGGCGCGAACCGTGACCGTGCGCGAGCCGGTGATGCCCCGGGAGATGGTCTATGGCCGCGCGCGCAAGGGCGGGGTGATCGTCTTTCTTCATGCGGGTGGCGACAAGGATCAGTACTTGCATCTGGTCATCGTGCTGGCGGCCCATCGCGTCAAATCGATCGGGGCAATCTACTTCGAGGGAGAAGAGGCCATCAATGCCAACGGCGCGGCGCAGGGTCGTTGGTCCGGCAAGGTCACAGTGGAGAAGCGCCTCGGAGCGGAAGACCAGGCGGCCTTTGCAGGGCTGGTCGAAGAGGTCTCCGAGCACTGGACGGAGGAGCACCGTCTGGCAGGCTGTGCCGCGATCTATCTGCGCCTCACCTACGATGCGGACGCTTTTCCGGGGGGCATTCCCAACATCACCGTCGACATGGAGGGGAAAGACGACATTCTGGATCCGCGTTCCGGAGACCAAGTCTACACAGAAAACGCCGCCCTCTGCGTGGCCGATTACATGGCGCATGCCACTTACGGGATTGGGGCAGGCATCGGCGCTGAAGACGGTATCGATCGCGATGCGCTGGTTGAGGCCGCGAATATCTGCGACGAGGCAGTGCCGCTTGCGGTTGGTGGAACGGAACCGCGCTACAACTGCAATGGCGTGGTGACACTGTCGGAAAGTCCGAAAACCATCATTGAGGCGATGCTGACCGCCATGGCAGGGCGCTGCATCTGGCAGGGCGGGCGATGGCGGCTGCAGGCCGGGGCCTATCGCATCCCGGAGATCATGCTTGGCGCGGATGATTTGCGAGAGGGCGGGTTACAGCTCACCACACGTCTCAGCCGGGCCTCCAACTTCAACGCCGTGCGGGGTCAGTTTGTCAGTCCGGAGAATGACTGGCAGCCTGATGACTTTCCGGCTTACGCCTCGGACGTCTACCTCACGGAAGATGGCGGCGAACGGATTTGGCGGGATATTGCGTTGCCGTTCACCATCTCGGCCGCAGCCGCCCAGCGGTTGGCCAAGATCGAGCTGGAACGCGCGCGCCGCCAGATGAGCGTGAAACTCGATGGCAAGCTGAGTGCCTGGTCCGTGGCCGTGGGGGAGACGGTGCAGCTTGATTATGCTCGCTGGGGCTTTGCCGCGAAGCCCTTTGATGTGCAGTCGATGCGGCTGGACCTGGTGCAGATGGGCGATGCGCCGCTTTTGGTGCCGGAACTTGTTCTGCGCGAGACCTCACCGCTGATCTACGATTGGGACGCGTCCGAAGAGCAAATCTACGCAGCCGCGCCGCGCACAAACCTGCCATCGCCCTTTGCCGTGGCGGCTCCAGGGCGACCGGAGATTTCCGAAGAGCTGTACATCACCCGCGATGGTGGGGGTGCGAAGGTTTTGATCTGGGTGACCTGGGCGGCGGCTGCCTCCAGCTTTGTCGGCCAGTATCAGCTGGAGGGGCAGCGTGACGGGGGCGCCTGGCTCGATTGTGGCCGCACCGGTGGCACCATGCTGGAATTGCGTGATGCAAGCCCGGGACACTGGAAGTTCCGCGTCAAGGCGATCTCGGTATTGGGTGTGTCTTCCGATTGGCGAACGCGCGAGGCAGAGATCCTCGGGCTCACCGCTCCGCCCGAGGCGCTGCAAAACGTGACACTGCAGACGGCGGGCGGTCTTGCCGTCCTGAAATGGACCAGGGCAGCCGATCCGGATGTGCGTGTGGCGGGCAATATCGTCATTCGTCATAGCACCGAAGGCATCCCCTCCTGGGCCAACAGCTATTCAATGGACCGTGTGGCGGGATCGGAAGCCATTGCCGTGGTGCCGCTCAAACCCGGCAGTTATCTGCTCCGGGCCGAGGACAGCGGTGGTCGACTCGGGCCGGTGACGACCATCAGCACCAAGGGGGCACAGGCGCTGAGTTTTGCGCCCATCGACAGTTTGCGGGCCGATCCGGGCTTTCCGGGTGGGACGACGGACCTCGCGGTGGTTGGCGGCACGCTGCGGCTGGCCACCAGTACGGACGAGGCAGGCGTACCCGGCACCACCACTCTGGGAGGCCTCTACAGCTTCGGGGCAGGGCTGGATTTTGGCGCGGTCCGCCGCCTTCGGCTGCGTAGCCAGATCAGCGTGGCGGCGCTGGCGCTTCTGGATCAGATCGATGCGCGGACGGAACCCATCGATGCCTGGGCGGATTTTGACGGCACCGAAGGGGCGGAAATCGACGTGGTCGTTGAGGTGCGTGAAACTGATGACGACCCTCTTGGGACTCCCAACTGGGGCCCTTGGGGCCGTGTCGACAATCATGAAATCGAGGCCCGGGCAATAGAGGCGCGGGCCTGGCTCAGGACAGGAGATCCGGCGTTCACGCCGGTGGTCACTGCCCTGCGGCTTCATGCGGACGAGGTGGCTTGATGGCCCAAACCCAAAGCTTTGTGATCGAAAACGACAGCGGTCTGGCGGTCCGCACAAGGATCAACGAGGTGCTGGCCGCGCTCCAATCGGCGAATGCTGGACCAACCGGGCCGACCGATACACGCCCAGGCATGCTGTGGTTCGACACGAGTGCCTCACCACCTGTTCTGAAGATCCGCGATGCGCAGGACAGCGCGTGGCAAGAGTTCCTCGACGGCGGGACATACTGACAAGACCAAATCATCTGGAAGGCCACCATGACCGAAGGCAGCTTCATCGAAACCATCAACAGCGTCTTTGGCGGCGCGCTGACCACGCTGATCGGCGCCTTTACCGGGCGGCTGATGTACCATTCCGGCGAGGTCAAGCTTGGTCGACGCCGGTTCGTTGGCAAGGAGCTCCTGTGGGAGGTTCCTGTTGCGGTCGGCATGGCGATCATTGGTGAAGCGGTCGCAACCTACCTCGGACTGACGCAGCCTGTCAGTACCGGGTTGGTGGCCATGCTGGCCTATCTTGGCCCCCGTGGCACGGAAGCGCTGCTCTGCGCCTGGCTCGGGCGCAAGAAGTAGGGCTTCAGCCCAACCCGACACAAAGACAACCACCAATCAACTCACCCGCCGTTCCGCGCGCGGGGCAAGGAGGCTCTTGCCATGACCCCTTATGACATTGCCAAATCCTACATCGGCGCCAATGAAGGTCCCGGTCCGGAAAACAACCCGGTCATTCTCGAGATGTACGCCACGGTCGGCCACGATTGGGTGGAGCATGACAGCGTGGCCTGGTGCGCGGCCTTTGTCGGCCACTGCCTGGAACAGGCCGGGATCCGCTCGACGCGCAAACTGACCGCGCGCTCTTATCTTGATTGGGGCGTGCCGGTCGATATCGCTGAGGCGCAACCCGGCGACATTGGCATCATCCCGCGAGGGTCTTCCGGCTGGCAGGGCCATGTCTTCTTTGTCGATCGGATCGAAGGCGGCTGGGTCTGGGGGCTGGGCGGCAACCAGGGGGATGCGGTCAATATCCGGCGCTATCCGGTCTCGAAGCTGCTTGGCATTCGTCGAGCAAGACACGTATCTCCCGCCACGCGCATGTCAGTGCGCGAGGTGCAGCAGCGGCTGAAGGACCGCGGCTATCATGAGGTTGGCGTTGCCGACGGCCAGATCGGGCCGCGAACGCGGGGCGCGATCTTGGCCTTCCGAGATGATCATGCATTGCCGCTGGTCCCGATCATCGATGTCGCTCTGGAAGAGGCCCTGGTGGCAGCAGAGCCGCGACCTGTGGCACCGGAGCGTGCAGCCGGCATGCCGAAGCGTAGTCGCATTGTTGCTGCTAGTGACGCCCAGATCGGTGTCGGGCTTTTTGGCGTTGTTGGAACCGTGACAGCCCAGGCCGCACCGATCCTGTCAGACGCCGAGGCAGCGCAGGACGGGGTGGCGCGGTTGTTCGATCTGCTCAGCTTGAACGATCGGCTGTCAGGACTGGCGCCTTGGATTGGCGTGCTCTGCTTTGTCGTGGTGATCATCTGCGCAGTGCATGCCCGCCATGCCCGGATCGAGGACCACCGCAGCGGAAGGACGATGTGAACATGATGGGGTTGATCACCAGCATGCTGGCGGGGCTGTCGCGACGGGTGGCTCTTTGGTTCAGCCTCGGTCTGGCGTTGATGGTCGCGCTCGCAATCACCTGGCGACGGGGCAGGGCGGCTGGCAAGGCGGCCTACGCAACCCGTCGCGCCGAGGCCCGCATTCGCGGGCTCACCACTTCGAGGGATATCCGTCATGAAGTTGAAACCTCTGATCCTGCTGATCTCGATCGCCGCCTTGACCGCTGGATGCGGGATTGATCGGCGTTTCCTGCGAGAGGATTGCGACTGGGCCCAGCCGATCCGCCCTGCGCGCGCCGATGTGCTCTCGGAAAACACCAAATCCCAGATCCTCGCCCATAATGAGATTGGCGCGCGTCTGTGCGGGTGGCGCCCATGACGTTGACCCGTGGCTTTCAGTTGCGGCCGCAACACTGCTTGTATTTGCGGCTCGAACCGCAGGAACATGGATCGTTCCGGCCGGGTCGCGGACCTGCTTTGAACGGTTGGCCCGGGAGGTTGGCCGGAACCTGCCCGGCGAGTTCGGGGCGAGATTGGTGGAGGATCGTCGCCACGCAGTTCGGGATCAGATCGGGGGCTTCACGGTCGATCTCATCGATCTCGTCATCCGTGAAATTGCTTTTTCCGATGTAGATGTCCTGCAGCGCCATGATGAAGATCATCGTCGCCTGCGTTTCTTCATCTGCTGCATCCAGCAGATGTGACCAGGTATCCGGTCTGAGGCCCATCGCGCGGGTAAACCCATCGACCCAGGGTTCCCAGAGGGTCTCATCGCTGTTGGGATCGACCTCATAGATAGGCTCAATCCAGAGCGCATGCGTGATCGCGTCGGCCACGGAATTGTAATGGGCCATGACGGCACCGATTGTCTCTTCGGCTGTCTTCTGGTCGGGAAAACCGGCTTCACCTGTTTCCCCCCAAACGTGCGGCAACCATTCGGATGGTGGAATCATATCCGGACAGGCCAGAACGCCGGTCACATACCCATCCAGCTCGCTGAGCGTCATGGGCATGCACTCCGTGGGCAGCGCATGCAGCAACACGCTGAGGCGATCAAGGCTTTGTTCGGATTGTCCCATGCAGTTTCTCCCGGCATTTCCGGGGGTTTCTTAGCCGTGAGTTTGCCAAGTCGCAATCCGGCGCAATACCGGCTTTTGGAGCGAAACATGACGACTGCCACTTTGACCGAAGGTCCGGCCGTACTCGTTGGCTATGAATACCGTCTGCAACTCGAGGCAGAGAGCGCGGTGTTTCCAAACGAGGCGCGCTTTGCCGGGCAAGTTCGGAGAAACGCCAACGCCGAAACCGTGCTGGCCACGCTCACGAGCGAAGGTGGTACGATCCTGCGCCGTGGCGACAACACGCTGGAACTGATCATGCCTGAGACGGTGACGGCCGAACTCACGCCTGGGTCGGTCGTTTTGGATCTGGTGCGAACCGATCTCGCTCCACCGCAGCACCTGAATGTCTTTCTGGAAATCCCCGTTCTGCTGCCGGTGACCCGAGGGCTGTAATCATGTCCGAGGTTGTCAATCTCATTCCTGCGACGGGTCCGATCCGGATTCGGGTCGCTTCACATGAACCGATCACGCTACGGCTTGGCGCGGGTCCAATCAGACTGCGTCTGCTCGGCACGCCAGGTCCGCAAGGTATCCCGGGCCCACAAGGCGACAAGGGCGATCAGGGTGATCCCGGGATCACCATTCTTCCCACCGATACTCCCATCAATGGAGGACATTTTTGATGGCCAATACCATCCAGCTCAAACGCCGTGTCTCGGGCAATGCCGGTGCGCCGGCCGCGCTCAAATCCGGTGAACTGGCCCACAACGAGGTCGACGATACGCTCTATGTCGGTAAGGGGGATGACGGATCAGGCAATGCTACCACGATCCTGCCCCTTGGCGGCCGAGGGGCGTTCATGGATCTTGGGAATTCCCAGACCATCGCAGGTGCCAAGACTTTTTCGCGGGTCCCCAAATCTGCGCAAGACGCGTCCGCGGCAACCGACCTTGTGCGCAAATCGCAATTCGATGCGGGACTTGGGGGAAAGGCATCGGCTAGCCATGGGCACGCGATCGGCGATGTGAGCGGGTTGCAGACGGCGCTCGATGGCAAATCCGACGATGCGCATGGCCATGTGATCGCGGATGTGACGGGATTGCAGACGGCGCTCAACGAAAAGGCGCCCCTTGCGTCACCTGCGCTGAGCGGCGCGCCGACCGCCCCAACGCCCACATCCGGCACGAACACGACCCAGATCGCGACGACGGCTTTCGTGCAGTCAGCGCTTGCGGGCTTTGGGGCAGGCGACATGCTCAAGGCCACCTATGACAGCAACGCCGACGGCAAGGTCGATGCGGCGGAGGCTGCCGATAGTGTGCCCTGGGCTGGCATCACGGGCAAACCATCCAGCTTCACGCCATCAACGCACAGCCATGCCATCGCGCAAGTGACCGGGCTGCAATCTGCCCTGGACGCAAAGGCGCCCTTGGCGTCGCCCGCATTGACCGGCACGCCAACAGCGCCCACGGCGACCAATGGCACCAGCACGACGCAGGTTGCCACGACCGCCTTTGTGGCGGCCGCCATCGGCGCGCTGATCGATGCGGCACCCGGCGCGATGGACACGCTGAATGAACTGGCCGCTGCTCTTGGCGATGACCCGAACTTCGCCACCACAGTCACCAATGCACTCGCGGACAAACTGGCCAAGGCATCGAACCTTGCGGATGTGCCGAACAAGGCGACAGCGCGTTCGAACCTCGGGCTTGGATCCATTGCCACCCAGGCGGCCAGCAACGTGACCATCACCGGCGGCAGTATCTCCGGGGTCGCGCTCGATGGCGGGACATTCTGATCCCCGACAGCTTCGACTTCATAGTCAGACAAGGAGGCAGGCCACATGGCCCTCAAGATGAAACGCTCCGCCGTGGCGGGCAAAGTGCCCACGGCAGGGCAACTGGATCTCGGCGAGCTTGCGGTCAACACCTATGACGGCAAACTCTATCTGAAACGCGACGATGGCGCTCAGAGCATCCAGCGGCTGGCCAATGCAGGCCAGGACGAGGGTTTTGAAAACCTAAATGCCCGCAAGCTCACCTTCGACAATCTGGAAAAATCGGGGCTCGCGGGTGATGGCGATCTGGGCTTCGATGCCTCGCAGGGATTGATCCTCTACCGCACGCAACAAGGCGTGGATGGCGCGGTCACGGTTCTCGACGGGGCGAACATCGAGGCGGGTGACGGTATTGCCATCACCAATACGGGGCTGGGAGGAACCGGCACTCAGAAGTTCACCTTCAGCGCAACATCTGGTTTGCCGTCGCTTTCGGCGGGCGCCAGCATTCGAAGTCGAGTTGATGGGCGAACCAATACGACCAGCACCAGTTGGATCACTCGCCATACATTCGAGTTTCTTCAAGGTGGCACGATCCGCGTCGTGCATGATTTGATGCGTTCTGGAAACTCAGGTCCTCAAACCCGAATCCGGCGTTTGCGCAATGGTTCCTGGACTACAATCGCGACCTATACCGCGACCACCAGTTGGGTCACGAAGACAGCTGATGTCGCCGTGAAAATGGGAGATCAGGTGACGGTTCAGCACAAAGGGGCGACCACCGGTTCCGGAAAAGACATCCAGTATCACAATATCTACATCCGCAATGTCCGGTTCCAAACAGGGGGTGCGGATCTCTACCCCGGCATCTCGAAAGCAGTGGAGGGCAACAGTGTATAATCCACGATTTCTGACAGAGGATGGCGACCTGATCGCTGTCGATATCGATCCCGACACGATTGCGACATTCGAAAAAGGGGTTAATCCAGAATACGAAACGGCCCTCGAAGGCGGCTACGGATCCGTCGCGCCATATGCTCGGATCGTCGACGATGGTCTCGCCAGGCCAGACCCGGTCGTTTCCCGGTTTCAAGCAAAGGCAGCGCTCCTGCAGATGGGACTCCTTGATCAGGTTGAAGCCTTGATGGCGGGAATGGACGCCATGACCCGGCTTGCCTGGACAGAGGCGGTTGAGTTCCGTCGCTCAAGTCCGCTCCTTAATAGCCTTGCGCCGTATCTGACATGGCCGGATGGGACGGCGCTCACCGAGACCGATTTGGACGACCTGTTCAATCTTGCCCAAACCATCGAGGTGTAATTCTGATGCGATACGAACAGATCCTGCTTGCTGAAGCCACGCCGCATTTTGAAACGATTGCAGAGATCGTGGCCGCTGTGCGTGAAACCAAGGCTTTGCCACCCATAGACGCACTGTCGGTGCTGCAGAGTTTCGCCAAACGTGGCGATACCGCCGCGCTGGCTTGGGAAGGGGACCGGCTCGTCGGTTGCGTCTGCCTTGGGGCTTGCCATCACTTCATCTCGAGCCCCGACTGGGTGCCGGTCAAGGTTCGGCTGGTCCGCGACGGCATTGATCTCGCTAAGGTTGGATGCACGCATTTCGTCTATTTGCATCCCGACTTTTGGGGGCAGGGAATGACGCTGGCGCTCACGGATCAGGCGCGGCGATCAAACCCGATGTTCACCCATACGCTGCTGCATGGGTTTGCGACCAAGGAATTCGAGGATTGGGCTGCCGGCCTGGATGGAGTGATCCAGATCGGCACGCGACAGGGGCAAAGCGTATTTGTGCGCGGTATTGCCGGGGCAACTTAGAAGCAGGTTTCTTTGCGGCCGGTTTCTATCCTCGCGTAGGTATAGGCCCAGTAACCTTTAGGCGATTGCCGGTTCTGTTCGCCAACGGGTAGCGCGTCTCGCTGAACGCCACGAGACTACGGAGAGAGCCAATGTGATCCAACGACGGATCCTGCAGGCGGCAGCTCGTCGTCGTCGTAGTCACAACGGGCAGGTTGACCAGCACACCGCGTACCATGGAAGCGCCGCCGCATAGAGAAAAACCTTCACTCAATGCCGGTTTCCTCAGTAACCAGTTAAAGATACGAGATCGACCCGTCCAAGTTCTTGGGGCCCATTGGTGTATCGTCTCGTTTGAACACCATCGCCATCGCGGCGGTGACGGGATCCTCAACCCGCGTTGCACCACCGTCCGAGAGCATCTGCTGCAACCGGCTCGCGTCTTCCTCAGTGTCTCCCATCGGCCAAAGGGCGGAAGTGGCAAGGCGCCGTTTTCGGGCCATCAGACTATGCAGGAGGCAGTCGAAGGAGTTGTGCTGGTACCCAGGGTGGATCGCCATCGGGACGTGCACGGTGACGGGCTTGGACTGCCCGATGCGATGGACACGATCGTTGCACTGCTCCTCCACGGCCGGGTTCCACCAACGTGACAGGTGGATCACGTGCGTGGCTGCCGTCAGCGTCAGCCCGGTCCCCGCCGCCTTAGGACCGAGAACCAGAAGATCAAAGCCCTCGTCGCGGGCGAGGTGCCGTTGAAACCGGTTCACGATCTCTTGCCGACGCGGGATTGGGGTACTTCCGTTGATCAAATCGACACGGGGAAGACCGAACTCTCGTTTCGTGAGCTCGATGAACCGGTGTTGCATCTTTACGTGCTCGATGAAGACCAGCGCGCGCTCGCCCCGGTCCTGCACCCCGCGCAGGATGTCCATCGTCGCCAAGAGACGGGCAGACATGCTGATATAGGTTTCGTCTTCCGTCGGTGACGATGCGTCAGGGTGTACGGAGACGGACCGGATATGATGGAGCATCTTGAGTGCGCCGCCTCGGGTGCCGGAGGCAAGCTTTCCACGCGCCGTCTCGTAAGCGGCGGCCTGCGCTTCCGGCATGAGCCGCGGGTGCAGACGGCGCGATTTTTCTGGAAGGTCGCGGGCGACATCCTCTTTCAGACGACGCAGCGCAACCGGAGGAAGGCCGCTCTGCGGCTCGAACATTAGCGAATAGAGCTCGCGCATGTTTCCTTCCGCGGGCTCCCCAAACTTCTCCCGGAACGCCTTCAGTGAGCCGAAACGGCCCGGGGTGAGCTGCTCCATGATCGCCCACAGGTCAACCGTGCTGTTCTCGATCGGGGTGCCGGTCAGCCCGATCCGAAAATCCGCATTGACCGCGAGCGCCGCTTTGGCGCGCAAGCTCACGGGGTTCTTCACCGCCTGTATTTCGTCGAATACGGCGGTCGAGAAGGGAATTTTCGCTAGCGAATGTTGGTAGTTCGTCAGCGTCGTGTAGGTGGTCAGCACCCAGTAACGATGCCCACGCCCCTCATCGATCGCCTCCTCCAGATCGCGGAGGTCCAGCAGCGTGTTTCCGCAATCGGTTTCGATGCCCTGCTGGCCAGGCCGCTTCTTGCCTCCGAGGGCTGATCCGTAGAGCCGGACCACATTGCCGAGTCCGGGCGCCCGCAAGTGTTTGTCGACCTCTTCCTCCCAGTTCACGAGCAGCGAGGTGGGCGCCACTACGAGGACTGGCCCGGCGCGCCCGGCTTCCGAGCGGGACATGTTCTCCTTCATCCAAGCGAGAAATGCGATCGCCTGAAGGGTTTTTCCTAGCCCTTGCTCGTCCGCGTTCAAGATCCCTGGCAGTCCTGCAGCCCAAGCCTCCAGCTTCCAGAGAAAACTCTCCGTCTGGTGTCCTTTGAGGGCTGATTTCACCACTTCCGGGAGCGCGTCCGAGGCGAGCCGGGTGCGCGGGCTGATCTTTGCAGCCCAGGTGAGGTCCTCGAGGTTGTCGGCGGTGTCGAGGATGATAGGCCCGATCCGCGGATCGATTTCCTCCCCGATCACTGGTTTATTTTCTGGCTCTTCCCGCTTCCGGATGGCTTCGAGACGCTGCTCGAGCGCGGCGCGACTTGTCTGGGTCGCGGGGATCTCGGCGCCGTCGACGTTCACCGACGGCTGTCCGTTCGCGATTGCTGCATCCACCTGCTGGATGAGCCGCTCGACCTGGTCCGGGGCCATCGCCTCGATTATTTCGGCTGCCGCTCCGGTGAACGCCTCAGGCAGCCATGTTGTCCCGGACCCAGTGATCTCGAGCGCCGGTTTCTCGTAGACGGTGAGCCCGATCACCCGATCGGAGTATTCCCGTGTCTCTACAAAAGCGGGCTCTGCCGTTTGCTCAATCAGCTCCTGCTCCTGGGCCGGCGACAGCCCGTCCAGTTTGCCTTTCGAGCGCAGATGGTCCGTGATCGCCTCGGTGACCTTCTGACGTGGATTGCGGACGAACGCGGCTCGGGTGACCGGATCCGCTCGTTGCATGTCTGTCATAATCTTGAGGACCGGGGTGGCGGCGGGGTCCACGACCAGATAACTCTGCCCGCCAAGCTTGTAAGCGGGGCGGGCGCCCCGCGCGAAGGCCTTGTCCTGAAAAGCGCGAAGCCAACCCTCCTGCAGCTCCGCCTCCGCCTCGCTGATCTGCTCCCCGTCACGTTCCGCGGCCTCGACCCTCTCGCCGAGAAATGGGATGATCGCGAACTGGTCCTCGCCCTGGGGGCTGATCGAGAACCGGTCCGTCAGGGTCACTTCGAGCCCAGAGAGGAAATCGGTCATCCCGAGGCGCGCTTCCGCATCGGCCCGGTACATCCGGACCCCGGGCTCAAGGGCGCGCCGAAAACGGGCAAGCGCCTCCCAGTGCTCCTCGAGGTCAGAGCCGGCCCGGAATCGGTCCGCTACCTCAAGCGCGTCCAGCATCCATCTCGGGAGGCGGCGAAGCCCGTCGGCCCCGTCGCCCGCGGTCTCCAGGATCGCACCGGTCCGATGGGCGATCTCCTTTCGGCCCGCCCGGACCCAGTCATGGGTCAGGCGGAAATCGGGGCTGCCGATCTGGCCCATGACGTCTGTGCGCAGGGTGAGGTCCACCAAGGGGGGAAGACCAAGCGCGTCCGCCGTCTCCGAGGAGAGCGCGCTCAGCGTTCTGTGAGAGAGCTGAATACGGTCACTCCCGATCTCCACCTGATCGCCTGCCTCCTCTGCGGTGGCTCGTAGATCGGCCAACGCGAAGCTCAGCCGCTTGTCGTGATCGAAATCTGGCACCGTCCCACGTGAGAGGAGCCGGTCCAGCAGGGACTGGCGAGACCTGAACTCGAGGGTGACCCAGTCCTGATCATAGGTAAGCTGGATCATTTTTGTCCGCCCTTTCCGCCCCGGCGCAGCTCCTCATAGAGCATTTGAAGCTCCGCGACCTCTTTCGGACGAAGGTCCGGACTTCCCTCTCTCAGCTTCCGCACCGCGACCGCGAGAGGCTTGCGCTGATCGAATGTGCGCTTCCACATCCCGAGATCTTCAAGCGCGTCCGCATGCGCGCGAAGGAGATCAAGGCGCCCCTTGGCGTTATCCGGGAGCTGCGGGAACTTCTGGCCTCCAGATTCCGCGACTTCTTTTTTCGGAACGGTCTTGGACCGGGTGGGCTGACTCGATATCGGAGGCGGCGCAGCGAATGATACGAACAGGTCATCCAGATCCACACCGCTCGTTTTCAGGTTGAGAAGCAGATGCTCCAGCGCGTTTCTCAAACGAAGCGGAGGTTCGCCCTTTACCGCCCGAACCCATGCCAACCCTTCTCTGGATTTCGGCGACAGAGCTGGTCGGGTTCTACCTTTCTCGGGTGCCTCCAGATACGCGAGAACCGCTGCGGCCGCCGCAGGACCGTAAGCTATCATCCGGTCCGTGAGACTGGGGAACCGGACCTGTTTCAAGGAGGCCGCATCGCCGGAATCGGTTTGTACCGGCTGCGAGGTCTCAGGCTGAACGCGCTGTGCGGCTGCAACTCTTGCGGGAGGTGCGGCGGGTCGACTGGTGGGGTTGGAGAGTCCCGTAGCGGAAGATGGTCGCATGGCACCTGTTGAACTGAAAATGTCTTGACCGGATGTTGAAGCGCCAATTTCGCGCCGAGAAGGCTGAAGATCAGTGTGGCGCGGCGTTGGGGTGTGCCGTGATGGAGTGGTTCTACGTGTCGGTGTACGCGGCCTGAACACTTTTGTGTAGGGCCGCGTTTGTTGCGACCATGGCACATCAGCGTTGATCATGTCCCTGACCCAGCGGCTCCAAGATGGAATGCTGCTGTGTGATTTGGAGGCGCCCGAAGCCCTCCGGTCCGACGCGCGCATGATCTGATCACAATTATACCCCTCCTCGAACAGCTTCGGTGCCATGGGGTCGGCGATGTCGAACACGTGCGTCCGGTAGCTGTGACACCCGTCCACCATAATCTTGTTCCCGATCTTCATGATTAGGAGGGATGTGTTCTGGCGCGCCTGCTGATACCCGACCCGGGTGTGGGCGTTCTTCGCATCCTGACGCATGAGGTGTTGGCGTGCATACTCGAATGCCTGCGAGGACAAAGCCGCCCAAGCCGCATCTATCTTTCCCTCATCGTAAAGCTTAAGCCAAAAATCCCGGCGCGGCGGCCACATTGCGTCTTTCTGGGTAGCGTCAACGACCCCGGTGAAAAAGCGCATATCTTCCCGTGTCAGCCAGCGGTGCACGATCGCCATGTAGCGCTCGTCAATACCGCCCCATACCCCACCAGATTTGATCCGCGGATCCCCGTAGAGCTCGATCAGGGTTTCCACGAGGTAGGATCTGAGTTTGTCCTCCGGAGTTTTTTCTAGCCATGGATAGATAAGGGCTTCGATCGCCAGCTCAGCTCCTGTGTTGCGGCCCACGTCCTTGCCCGGTGGGCGTAGCCATCTGATATACCAGTCAATCAGGTCCCGCTCGGACAGATGTGGCTGGACAATAGAGGTTAGGGACCGGTGGGCGAAATCCATGAACCCGCCGCCATGTGGGTTGCGAACCCCGAGACCGAGGAGTTCTGTGTAGGGGGCAGACATCTTCGACATCCGGGCCGCGAGCCGTTCCGGACCTGACACGGGATCCATGAGTTCCGGGATAGCCTCCAGAAGGAGACGTCCGGTTGTGCTCATCCGCCGAGCCGCCGTGCCGAGTGCGGTCGCGAGTGCGGTCGTGTGCGTACCCTTGGGGACGTAGCTGTCGAGATAAGCGCGCAGCAGCCCGGACAGGAAGGTCTCGGATGTTGATAAGTCAATCTCGGCGTAGAGGAAGTCTCGCGTCCGGGCTAGGTCAGGGCGCTCCCGCCGTTCCGCGTCGAAAACGGCCGAAGCCGCGGCTACCACGAAGGAGAGGCGGGTTTCCTCCCAATCGCTACGTTCAACACGATCCCGGAGCTTTTGCGCCAGCGCCTCGCGCTCCTTCTCTGTTCTGGCCACCTGAACGTCGGGCCAGCGTTCCCGCACCCGGTCAGCGGCCGCTTGCAGGTATCGAAGCTCCGGAACGGACAGGGCTGAGAGCTGCCCTGCCTTTTCAAGCGCATCCATGAGGCTCAT